CGTTGGTACAGAAAAGAAGTCGTTTGTGGGTACGGTGTGGGTATACAGCAGCACAAAAAAAGCCGAAGCCCTTGATTCTCCAAGGATTTCGGCTCGTGGGACACAGGCTTTAATATCCGAACTTTCAGAGAGCGATCCGGGGATGGCGGAGAGGGGCGGAATTTCGGATTTACCACCGCGAATGTTATAGAAAATTGTGATGCGATCATCGTAGAAGTAGACGGAGTTGATAAACACGTCGATGATGCGTTTGCAGTATTCGGGATCATTGATGTCACCTTTGCAGAATTGCTTGATCCATGCAGTTACTTCCTGCTGGGTGTAGCGGATGCCGGAGGCGATCTTCTGCTTTGCAAGGTCTTGTTCAAGGTCTGCCTTTTGAACTTCAAGGGTTTCCATCTTCTCATAGATGCGCTTATGGGCAGACTTTGGCGCTTCGATCAGAGCGTCCACCAGCTTATTCAATTCGTGATCCATGCGGGCGACGGCACGCTCCAATTCGGCAATCTTGCTGGACGCAAATTCCTTGTCGTATTCCTCCACTACCCGCTTTGATATGCGCGTGATATTATTCGGCGCAAGGATATAGGCAAGGGTGCGTTCCACGACATAGGTTTCTGCGGGATATTTGCGCTCATTCTTCTTTTTGCAGATATGGCGCTTCTTTCGATTGAAGCAGGAATAATAGTGATACACGGTATTGCTACTGCCGCTTTTGCCGGATTCGCCGGTCATTTTTGCGCCGCAATGCCCACAAAAAGCCTTGCCCTGCAAGAGATATTCTTCTTTTGCCCTCAACGCGGCGGGCGCGCGTTTTCGGGCAGCAAGGCGCAACTGCACCTTATTGAACAATTCTTCGGATATGATCGGCTCTGCGCAATCTTCATAAACCACACCGGCGCGGGTGTATTTGCCGATGTACACGGGATTTGTGAGCATGGTTTGAAACGATGTAGCGGACAGCGCCGCGCCGCGCGGGGATTTGATTCCGCGTTTGGTCAGTTCATCGACGATCTCCTTCTTCGGAACGCCGGATGCATACTGTTCAAAGACATACCTGACGAGCGGAACGGTTTTTTCATCGTGGACAAGTTTGCCATCGACGGCTTTATAGCCAAGAGGCACGGGACCACCGCAAAAGCGCCCTTTTGCCAAGGTTTCACGCTGACCGCGCTTGACGTTGACGGAGAGGTTAGCAGAATAGTATTCCGCCATTGATTCCAACATACCCTCAAGGATAATACCCTCCGGCGTATCGGTCAGGTTTTCCTTGATAGACACAACGCGGACGCCGTTTTTCTTGAGTTTTGCTTTATAGATGGCAGAATCGTAACGATTGCGGGCGAAGCGATCTAACTTCCATACGAGAACGACGGAAAACTGGTGCTTTGCAGAATCGGCGATCATGCGCTGAAAATCTGCGCGGTTATCGCTGCGCCCGGTGAGCGCACGATCTATATACTCCCCGATGATGGTATATCCTTCGCGGGCGGCAAAATCATACGCATCGTGGAGCTGCCCTTCAATGGACTGCTCTGTTTGCCCGTGGCTGGAATATCGGGCATAAACGACGGCGTTTATCATGCTCAATATACATGCTCCTTTACAAATCCAGCCATTTGTGATACAATCCAAATGTGCCGGAGTACAAGTGGTGTTGGCCTCCTGGTACGTCCCGCGACTTAGGTTGCGGGTTTTTTATTACGCTTTTCCGTTTCTTTATCAGACAAACAGATGAAATATCGGTTTCCTACCTTCATTTCGATTATTTTGTGCTGTTTTACAAGGATTCTATAACAACAGGCAACCTCTTTTTCGCTGCATCCGTCGAATTTCTTTTTCAACAATTCGCAACGCATCAAGCCGTCGTGTGAATAGACATAATCCGCAATCTCCTTTAAGAGCTTCATTTTGCGGCGATATTCCGGCCTTTCTTTGTTTACGGCTTCATCGAGGACGGCCTTTAGCTTCTGCCCGTCGTGCATACACGGGTCAAAACAATCACCCATGAAATCAACCATGTACTGCTTTGGATATACGGTGATAGAAACGCTTTCGATGCTTTCCCAATACTTATACCACAACTTGACACACTTATTGCGCTGCTTCACAACTTCCTCAAGGTTGGAAAAGTCGTGATATTCCACTTCGGTGACGAATTGATAGCAGTCCAAGAATTGACCAAGAATCTTGTTTGCCTTTTCCTCCCATTCCCATCTTTCCAAATCATCCACATGTTCCTGCAAATCCGATATTTCACTACGGATAAGGTTCTTTCGCCATTCGGAATCTCCATTCACTTCGGCCATGTCGAGACGGAGTTTTATTTCGGAAAGATGTTTACTTGCAGTTGTGCTTTTTTCGCAATCCCAACCTTTTGAAGCAATCTTGCTCACTTCTTCCAAGTCTGTTGCGTTGGAATGGCTACCATGTTTATCCACATTGATAAAGTGACCAATGATCGTGGCGATGATCAGAAGCGCCAAGATTGAAAGGCCGGGAGATAAAGCAATGAGCATATCCATATACACACCCACCTTTCCAATTCGGACTATACGATGTATAATAAAACTAAGTAATTACTGGCAATGCTGCATGCGGCCAATACGATGAAAGGAGCATACAGCTATGGAACGAGACTTGCGGGACGAGGTTGCTTCAATCGTGGAGCGAATGGAGGAGCCTCTATTGTCTATGGCTTTGGTTTATTTGCGGTATCTGCAAGAAAGCGCAGAAAATCCGCCGCCTGCTGGCGACGCTCCGGCGGCAGACTGTCATAAAGAAACATAACCTCTCTGCGGAGGCTATCGCTGTTATCGGCGGTAGCCTCTTTTTCTTCGCCAAGAAGTTCCGCTTGGGTTACGCCGAGGGCTGCGGCGATCATCCTGATTGTTTCTGTGGATGGGCTTCTTGTGCAGTTCTCAATGTCGCTTATACCTGATTGCGAAACATTGGCACGAATGGATAGTTCTTTCTGCGATATGCGCAGGCTCTTTCGTATCCGCTTGATATTCTCACCGACCAACGACATACAAGCACCTCTTTTCAATCGCAAATCCGATTATTGAAAACATTATATCATAAAAATATCGGAAAAGGGATTGACAATAGACCGAACAACAGATATAATCAAATCGGAAAACAGATATTAGGAGGTGTTCGGATGCTGTTTATCAGGCAGCGAAGGTTGAACAAGAAACTTTCGCAAGCGGAGCTGGCGAAAAAGGCTACCGTTCCGCAGTCTGTTATTGCTGAAATTGAAACTGGAAAAAGCAAAAATCCGACTGTTGAAACAGCAATTCGGATTGCAAATGTGCTGGACTGCACGGTGGAGGATTTGACCGTTGCAGAAGAAAAGGCGGTGTAACAATGGAGGACGGATATATTCAGATCGGGGAAACTGCCCAGCGCGATCCCATTACAGGAGATTACCTTCCCTCTGTGCCGCTGTACATCAAGGCAGACAGCATGACACGGGCGCAGGAAGAAAGCCTGATTAGCGATATTGGAAAGCTGCTGGCCGACAGGATGCGCCGGTACAAAGCCGCCTGCGAAGCGGCGGGCGTGGCGATTTAACGCCGGGAGGTCGCATGGAAAATATCATCAAGCATCTGTTTATCGGGGATCAGCTCTACATCAATGATTGGGAGAACGTCTTTACCGTGTACGGCAAATCGGACAATTTCGTGCTGGCGTATTGCGCCGAAAGCGGCGAGTACACGATCATCCCCCGAAAGCCTGTGGACTACTTCTACAACGGAATCCCTGTCGGCTCGTTTGTCTGTTCGCCCGACAATCTTGTGTTCGGCTATCCCGACGGTTATCACTTTGATGATCCTGAGTGGATCAATCAATATCTCCTTGATTTGGAGAATGGAGAAATCGAAATATCCATTCGGCGCAGGGAGAAAATCAACACGCTCAAAGTGAGGAGGGCGAAAGATGGCGAAGTGCTTTGTGTTTAAGACCCCCGACCAGCTCAAGGAAGCGGTGAGCCTGCGGCGGGATGGCGTCGGGCCGTCGCAGATTATGAACACGGCGAAGGTATGGAGCGCCGTATGCCGTCAGAAAGAGAAAACGCCGTGGGACGGGCGTATCTGCGTGGAGTTTCGCACCGAGGGCCGGGAACGCAAGGCGGTTATCTTCCGATACGGCACGAATAACGAGAAGCGCATCCTTGGGGAACTGAAATACAACGCGGCGCTCAAGTGGTGCAGGGAGAATTTGGAGGAGATGCAGCCGTTATGATGGATCATTCATTGGATAACAAATCGCCGTCAGCGGCAACTGACGGCGAACGGACACAGATCGACGGCGAAGTGCTTGTTTTTGCTGATGCAGATGAAAAACACTTGATTATAACCGTCGTAGGCAGCAATGATCGACTGGTTTTCACAAAGAAAAAGGCTTTGGCATTTGCACAGGTGATTATTGCACAAAGCCGATCATTGAGTGAACCGTGACCGTGCCGCTTGTGGGAAATGTTCTGCGTTTTTGCGATTTAAGCCATTGCGAAGCTACTATTTGGCACTCGGCAGATGAAAGTGTTCTATATGCGATGATGCGCATTTGAAAATTGCCGACCCGCAGAATATTCAGAACATTCGGAGCTGGGATGTTGTCTGGCTGATTCATATTCTCACCTCCCTTCGGAGGCATTATAACACAAATCAAACAGCCGGGAAACCGGCGCTTATGCGGTATTGCTGTATGGTGCAGACCACTCCCGGACGGTGGCGCCTCGTAGGGAGAGGAAGAGCCGGTTCAATTCCGACATGCCGCGCCAGAGGATAACGTAAGAGCTTGCCTTAAAGCGACCTCACAAACGGAATAAAGGCAATGACAGCCGGGAAAGACCGGCGCTACATGGGAACGCCCGTCTGGATCGGGTATGCCGTGGGATCAGCCATTCTTTTGATGTCAGCGCGATCTATGGAAAAAAGCGGGGTTCGATGCCCTGCCGTTCCCACCAGCAGAGCAACCGCCAATCGTGGAGTGATCGACCACGAGGGAAGCCACCCCGGATAGTCAGCGGCGTATGGTACGGGGGTTCACCGTGCGAGTGCGAGTGACCAACCGCAAGGCCCATTTAGCACGGATTGCGGGACGGCCCGGAGAGACGGGCAAACATGAGGCAACCGAAAGGACGGGGCGCAGTATTCCACATATGCGGAGGATGCGCGGGAGGTTCGATCCCTCCTTGCCTCACCAGGGCTTTACGGTTCAGCATGCTCCCTACCGCCTGGGAGCCGTCCCGCTCGACCGGGCAACGAAAAACCGTCCGTAAACAACGGTCTTTGAGGTTTCGACATGCGACTTGCAGGAGCGCAAGGCGGAAAAGAAAACCTTACGATCCCGTGGGTACGGTCAACATCGCACGGTGGCAATGCGGAAGTGAGCAACGCATGACAGCCCGGACAGACGGGTGCGCTGCTGGGTCGCTCCCATCCGTAACCAGCCGGACGTATTCAAACACGATAGAATGTGACACGACGGAACAGCCACGCCGCACAGCCCTATGTGTGAGAGGGCGGGTTGCCTGCCCCAACTGACTTTGAGAGCAGAAAAAGCAGGCACTACGCAGCGGTAGCTTAACGGCAATAGTGCATAGGAGATACGGGTTCAAGTCCCGTCCGCTGCTCCACGACAAAATGCGAAAGAAGGTGTAACCATTGAGGATCATCGACGCTGGGTTTGAGGTGATGCGCCCGCAGAAATTCGACGAGGCAAGCCGCAGGGCGATATACAGCGCCATCGAGCAGGCGGGCCGCGTATGCTACAAAACCGAGTATAAGATCGACGAGGACAGCGCGGAGGATTTTTGCGAGAAGCTGGTGCTGCGCGGCCATGAAGCCATGCTGGAACACGCCAGTTTAACGGTGAAATTCATCGTGGATCGCGGCGTGAGCCATGAGCTTGTGCGCCATCGCCTCGCCAGTTTTGCGCAGGAAAGCACGCGATACTGCAACTATGCGAGGGATCAGTTCAATTCGGAGATTACGGTTATCAAGCCGTACTGCTTCACTGAGGATTCCCCCAGCTACAAGGCATGGAAACGTGCCTGCCAAGCGTGCGAATTGGCCTACTTTGAGCTGCTGGACATTGGCGAAGCGCCGCAGATGGCCCGCGATGTGCTGCCGACCAGCGTAAAGACGGAGGTTGTTATGACAGCCAACATCCGCGAATGGCGGCACTTCTTCAAACTGCGTGCGCTGGGCGTGACCGGCGCTCCGCACCCACAGATGCGGGAAGTGGCGCTGCCGTTGCTCCGGGTGATGGCTGGGTTCCTGCCCCCCCTGTTCGGCGATTTGCTTTAACGGAGGGCAACGGCGATGCACGAAACGCAGCTTGAGGACATCAAGATCATTCCGCCGCGCCCAGGCGCGTGCAAGGTATGTGCAGCGTTTCATAAGCCGGATTCCCCGCACGATCTGAACAGCCTATATTACCGAACGACCTTCCGCCGGAAACACGGACGTTACCCCAACGCCGAGGACGCAGCGAGGAACTGCCGCCATGACGGAAGAACGGAATAACGGCTGGATTCATGGAAAAAGCCGCCTGCCCACAGAGGCAGACGGCGACGGAAGCGGCAAGGTGATGGTATGGCACGCCTATCAAGGCGCGATGCTGTGCCGGTGGGACGAGTATAGCAAGAACCCATTCTTCTTCTACTGGATGCCCGTTTCCGATGCCACGGACAAACCGTGGATAAAAGCGGCGGAGAAAGGGCCGACAAAGGGCGACGCCGACGCGCTGAACTGCGTGCTTGCCAAGGACAGGCACGACGATATCAGCGTGACCGGCTGGCACCAATTCGGCTGGAACAATACTCTTGTATGCTGGTTGCCCCTGCCGGGGCCGCCGAGCGACTACATAGAGTTAAGGCGAATGAAATAAAAAATGCCCGCAGCTACTCGCAATAGCTACGGACGGTGGAAATCGCTCGTCTTGCATCAATCTCCGTTGCTATTATACCACGAAAAGTCAAGAAATACAAGGCTTTTCGCCCACATTACGCAAGAAAGGATAATAGCAATGAACGAAATCACAACCCGTGAAAGCACCGAAATAGCGGTGCTTGGAAATCTCGCCCAGGAAGCGCAATTCTACGCCCGGAGCATTGCCAACGGCATGATCCAGCTTGGTCGCGTACTGACGGAAGCAAAGCCGCTGGTGAAGCACGGCGAATGGGAACGCTGGATCGCTGAAAACGCCGGATGCAGCGTGCGCTATGCACAGATGTTCATGCAGGCGTATGAGCGCTTCGGCGACAATCCTGCCGTTATGCAGATCAAGGAGCGCGGGAAGATATTCAAGCTCCTCGCCCTCCCGTCCGGCACGGAGGAACAGTTTCTCGCAGACAACAACGTAGCGGAACTATCCACCCGCGAGGTGGAGGACGCTGTGCGGAAGGTGCGCGAGGAAATGGGCATTGAGCTTGCCAAGGAGAGAAAGGCCCGCAAGCTGGCCGAGGAACGCGCCGAGGAGCTGGAACTCAAAGAGGGAACCGTGCCGCAGGAAGCGATTGACGCGCTGATTGCCAAGGAGAACACCATCACCGAGCAGCAGCGGGAGCTTACGCGAATTGCCAATGATGGCCGCGCGGCCTTGCAGGAAGCCCAGCGCTTGCGCCGGGAAAACGCCAGCCTCACCCGCGAGATTGAGGAGCAAAACCAGCTTATCGAAGAAGCGCAGGAGCAGTACGACAAGGTGCGCGGCGATCTGCTTGCGCTGCAAAGCGCCGCCGCCAAGGGCGACGCGGAGCGCGTACCGGCGGACGAACTGACGATTAACGTATTTGCCAGCGCGGTTAGGCAGTTTATCGGCACATGCGCCCGGATGCCGCACATGGGGTCTACCTTCGGGACGATGCTGCTTTCTGAAAAGAACGCCTATGACGAGTTGCTGCGCACGATTGAAGGATGGGCGCAGAGCGCACGCAAGGCGATGAACACCATAGCATACGAGGAGGTTGAGATTCATGGATGAAAACGCCCTGTCCACGATCACGCCGGAGCAGGCGCAGATGATTCCTGCCATTGTGCAGCAGATGATGGGGCCGCTGGTGGAGGCGATGGCAAAGCTGCTGGAAAACAACACCGAGGCTCTACACCAGCTTTCCGCCGCGCAGCAGGTACAGAATGACCGGCTGGAAGCGCTGGAACGGCAAATACGGCTGAATACGCCCGTGACGCGCCAGCAGGCCCGCTATTTGAGCGCGGCCATGAAGGAACACGCCCTTGAAGCGCTGGACAAGTACGCCATCGCAGACAGCAAGGCCGTGAATAAGCTGGTCAAGGCCATCAAGAAGGACGTGCTTGCGGGTTACGGTATTACGATGCTGGAGGAGATACCCAAGCACGAGTACAGCGTGGCGATGCACAGCATCAAGACGTGGAACAACATGCGCATTGTGCGCGAGGTTGTGAAGGAGGCGCGGATGCGTGAAGAAGCTGAAAAGGAGCCTTTGGGGGGGCTTGAACCGCTTGCGGGGTTACATGGTGAAATGGCGGCTATCCCCCAGGATCATCAACCCGATCAGTAAACTATGTGTGATGCTATGGGAGGATAGCTTATGGAACTGAATCAATATCAGGAGCTTGCACAGAGGACGTGCAACATGACGGAAAAGCCCATCGCCAAGATTGAAAACGGCATATTGGGCATGTGCGGAGAATCCGGCGAGTGCGCCGACCTTATCAAGAAGTATCTGCATCAGGGACACGCGCTTGACCCTGACAAGCTGGCGGAGGAAATCGGCGACGTGCTTTGGTACGTTGCAGAGGCTGCGGCGGGATTGGGCCTGACGCTTGAGCAGATCGCCCAGCGGAACATTGACAAGCTCAAGAAGCGCTACCCGGCGGGATTTGACCCCGAACGGAGTATTCACCGCCCCGAATATGAACGCAAGGAACAGACCGAATCAGCGTCCGAACACCTTTTCAACATGAGGAACAAGACGCTCTGATTCGAGATCGGAGAGAAACACCATGAGCAAGGTTAATTTCGTCAGCGAATTTAACTCGTTCATGCGATATGCCCGTGACAACAGCCTGTCCTTGCGCGAACGTATGCTTTGGATCGCATTGTTCTATGTGGCGAATGACCGCAAGACATACAACGATGTGACGCAAGAGTACGAGTGGCCGGATGGCTTTTTCCAGGTATCGAATGGCGAATTGAATTTGTACTGCTGCCTTGACAAGCGTGCTATTGAAACGCTGCGCAATGGACTGAAACAGCGCGGTTTGATTGATTTTCAGCCGGGACTTAAAAACAAGCGGAATCCGGCATACCGGCTTTTCTACTTCTCGGCAGATGTTGGTGACAAAAATGCGCCCAACAACACCCCCAACAATGTACCCAAGCATACCCCCAACAATGTACCTAACCATGCACCCAGCAATGTGCCCAACCCCGCACCCAGCCATACGGAAAACGACGGGTTTTTAGGTACAAATTTGCCCCCAACCATGCCCCCATATACCCAAAATAAATATGCAAATCAATTTCAAAATGGGTATAAAGGCAATTCAAACGGAGGATCAGAGCAAAGAACGTATCGTTCTTCAAGAAATGGCGGCTACAATCCACCGCCAGCAGACGGCGGATTTGTGGATTTGAGCGCAGAAGGAGACGGATGCGAGGGCTTTGTGCCGCTGCCCTGGGAGGATGGCGCATGACAAAGCAGGAGGTCAACAAGCTATTGGCGCTGATGAAGGCCAATTACAGCTATGCCTTTAAGACCATGAGCCAGCAGGACAAGTATCTGCTGCTGAATACCTGGACATTCGCCTTACAAGACCTGAACGCTGATGTGGTGATGATTGCGGTAATGCAGTTGATTTCTGTATCGAAATGGCTTCCTACGGTGGCCGAGATCAGAGAGAAATGCCAGAGTCTTTACTACTCGGCAGCATACGGCGACGATAGCCTGATGGAATGGGCCATTGAAGAAGGTCGTGCGTCACAGGATCAGATCGAGCTATACGAGCGAAAAAAGAGGGCGCGAGATTATATCGCCAGCGCGACGAACCATCTGCGCGGAGATAGACCGGCGGAATTGAAGCTCGATAGTATTCTCAGCAATCCAGCATTTACCGGCCTTGGAACTGGAAAATCCGGCTTTGCAATGCTTGGTGATGCAAAATATGAGCTGCCAGACGGCAGCGTGGAGGGCGAAAATGAACAAGGCTATACTGATCGGCAATCTCACCGATGATCCCAAGACCAGCGTAACAGCCAACGGCGTTACGAAATGCACATTCCGGCTGGCAACGCAGCGGAAGTACACCAACCAGCAGACCGGCCAGCGAGAAGCCGACTTCCACAACATCGTCGTGTGGCGTCAGCTTGCCGATCTGTGCGCGAAGTATCTTGCAAAGGGCCGGAAATGCTCCGTAGAGGGCACGATCCAGTACCGCAGCTACAATGCACAGGACGGAAGCAAGCGCTATGTGACCGAGATTGTGGCCGAGAGCGTGGAGTTTTTGACCAGCAGGCAGCAGAGCGCCGGACAAACCGGGCAACCGGGCGGAGGGTACGCTGAGCAGGACGGCTTTGTGCCTGTTGACGACGAAGAATTGCCGTTCTGAGGAGGTTTGAAAATGAGCGACTTTTGCGAACGGCGGCAGCACAGGGCGAAGAAACCTCATGTCTGCGAACTGTGCAACAGACCGATCCTGCCGGGATGCGAATACATCCTTGTCAAAGGCAAGGTAGAAGGTCAGTTTTCGTCCTATAAAGCCCACATCCACTGCGACGCGATCATTGAAGATTATGTGAATGATTCGATGTATGACGGCTATTTCGACACTGAGGAAATGGTCGAACAGTACATCCGCAAGGCATGTTCCGGCTGCCCAGAACGCGGCGAATATGACGATGAATGCGAAGTTGACCCGCTGTTTTGCGAAAAAGCGGCACAGAGGGCGCTTCATCCAACTGTTCTTGCTGCCGCGATAGAATCCATCAGAGCCAACAGTCAGGAGGAAAATACATGAGCAATGAAGCGTGGAAAGACACCGGCGACTGCACCGAGTGCAGGCGAAAGGCTTACTGCCGAAAGACTTGTTCCGCCAACAAGCGGCGCATGGAGCGGATCATCAAGGCTCATTTTATCCGCTCGGCTGTGACTGGACGGATTTACCCCAAGCTGGCCCATCTGGCCGAGGAGAAGCAGGATGGTTAAGTTTCCGAAGCGCAATGCAAGCGGCTGCCCCGATCCGACGGCACACGACGCGCTGCTGCCCATCGCGCAGGCAGACGCCGCCCTTGAGGCCCGCACCACGCGGCTGATTAAGACGCTGAAAACCATGATCGACCTTGCGGGCTACGACCTGGTGGCGCGGATTGAGATACGCGACCGAGAAAGCGGGAAGATATTCCGATAACCGCGCCCGGAAAGGGATGGAACATGAAGAAGAACCTTCCGACCGCCGAGGCCCTGCTGGTTGCGATCCGGGCAAAGTGCATGGATTGCAGCGGCAATCAGCGGAAAGAGGTTGAGCGGTGCAAGCTGAAAGACTGCCCGCTGCACCCGTACCGCTCCGTAAAAGCCATTGGCGGCGAACATGAATGTCAAACGGAGATCGAGGGACAAATTGATTTGTTAGACGTTCTGATGACGATTGAGGAGGAAATACGCAATGAAAAAGACCAAGATTGATTGGGCGGATAGCACCTGGAACCCCGTTACCGGCTGCCTGCATGGCTGTGAATACTGCTATGCCAGAGGTATTGCAAACCGCTTTGGATGGCACGCCAACGAACCAGACATCCACGAGCGCGTACTGTATGAAATCCCCGTTTTTGACGGAAAGAAGCAGCCGTACCCCTTTGATTTCGCGCCGACATTCCATCAGTACAGGCTTGGAGAACCGGCGGCATGGACGAAGCCGCGCACGATCTTTGTATGTTCCATGGCTGATCTGTTCGGCGATTGGGTGCCGGACGAGTGGATCAAACGGGTATTTGAGGCGTGCGAGGCAGCGCAGCAGCACCGTTATTTATTCTTAACCAAGAACCCGGCACGATATATTGAGCTGGCCGAGAAGGACATCTTACCTGATGGCGCTGATAATATGTGGTTCGGAAGCACGGCAACGACACCAGAGACGGAGTTTTTCTTCTCTGGGGGCCATAACACATTTTTGAGTATCGAGCCTATATTGAAACCCTTCCATGATTCGCTTGATGCAGGCGTGCAGGCTTGTGAAAAGACGGATTGGATTATTGTCGGAGCCGAAACGGGCAACAGAAAGGACAAGGTGATCCCGAAAGCGGACTGGATCATGGAAATTGTGCAAAGCGCCGAGAAAACCAACACGCCAGTTTTCATGAAGGAGAGCCTGCGAGGCATCATGGGTGATTGCTTCCGGCAGGAATTTCCGTGGGAGGCATCCGGCGATGATTGAGATTAAATGCACGGAAGCACAGAAAAAGCGCTTGATCCAAGCGTGGCGCGGGCCGGAGGGCTGCTTCTGGCCCTGGGCGCGGAGGTGGTGCATTTACGATCCTGATGCAAGATGCGCTAAGTGCTATGAGAAAAGGATCAAGTGGATCATCGTAAAGAGGGGTGCAAAATGAACGATCTGAATGCTGCAATGGATCTGATGAAGTGCTTTCCTGGAAGCTTCATCAATCACAATGGAGAGTTTATTGCTCACAGGCGGGCAAATGAGTATTTCAACTTTGCAACATGCGCCGACGAGCTGGATGTGAAATGCAAGGTATTGGAATGGCTTTCCCGCGCAGCCAGCAAAGGAGAGCCTTTCAGAACCGATCTGGAAAACAAGAATTACCAGCGTTTTATGCTGGATGGGATCAATAAGTATCTCGGAACGAACTTCTCCCATGATGACATCGACGAGGTATATACCTACCTGGGAAACCGCTGCAACCACAAAAAGACCCTTCTGTTTATAGGATCAGGGTACGATGTGCGCATACTGCCTATGCGATTGGAGGGGTGATGATGGCAAGTCGTTCCAAGAAGCGAAAGGCGCTTGAAGTCCATAACACGATGAAACAGATTTCCAAGCCCATGACGATCATGGACGTGGACGCTGCGTATCGAAAAGGCTTCACCGAGGGCTACGAGGCGGGCCGGGAGGAAGGTTTCAAGCAGTCTGCCATGATGACGATTCAGCGCACCTATGGCGCGATCCTCTGCGCCGCCCATGAGCTGTACGGCTTCGGCCAAGATCGCGGTGTCCGCCTGCTGAACAGGATGCACGAAGTCCTGGTAGAAATGCTGACCGACGAGGAGCTGGCACAGCGCGTGCTTGATGAAGTGGGCGTAGAGATTGATTGGGGCCAGCCGATTGATCTTGCCCAGCCCAAGGAGCCGCTGCGGAAGAATAAGCATACCGAGGAGGCGCGATGATGGAATACGAGCTTCATAATCCGAGTGATCCCTATACGTTTATTGCCGCCGATAAGGAAGTAGCCACCCTTGTTATCGGCCTGCTCAGTCCGGCATTTGGAGCTGGTACGCAGGATGGAGCCGAGGAAAACAGAGTGCCGGTGTTCATCTTCGGCGGGTATGACGAATGGTATCAAGAGGAGTTCGGAAGAACGCCGGTGGATGGGCTGAACGCCCGGAAGAAAGAAGTCGGCGAGGCTATGCAGTCCTTTATGCTGGGCGGCTTTGAGGACAGAGCCAGATATAACGCCGCGCTGGAAGCTATCGACGATCCTGCAAAGCGCGATGCTTTTATGGCGAAATGGCAGGATGGCCGGTCGAGTTTGAATAACATCGGCGGCGCTGCGCATGAGATCGGCAAGGCATTGCTACTGGAAGCAAAAGAACGGGAGGCTGCCTTATGAACAAACTGGTAACGGATAATCCAAAGAACAATTTTGAAGTCGTTATGAACATGGTGTACGGCAAGGACGGATGGCAGCACATCCGCCATGGCGAGAACGGTATGCCGACTGTTGATTTCTGCCTGATGCTTTGCAAGGAACGCGGCTGCACTACGCCGGATGACTACGGCGCAGACACCAATGAGCGCAAAGATGAAATGCTCTGCGACTGCGCGTTTGAGAACTGCCCCGTGGCGACGGTCTACGCTGCCCTTTGTGGCTGCGGCCATGTGCGCAGCAGGCTCAAGATGTACGAGGATGCAGGCATGACGCCGCCGAAACAGGAGGCCGTGGACAAGGTATTCTATTTCGCTGTCAAGGATGGCTGCGTCAATCCTGAAACGGGAGAAACGGACGAAGCAGGGCTGCGGCTTTCTACTTGCGACATCGAGGGAATTGATTCAGCCGATGATGCTATCCACTTTGTTGAAAAGCAAATCCCCGCTTACGCCGGACGGCTGCGGCAGATCACCGAAGAAGAATATCTTCGGGACTTCGGCGACGATGAATAAGCAAGAGCGAGAAGCCTATGCCATGTTGCGCAAGCGACGGCGGAACCTGACGCGCCAGCAGATACGCACACTAAAAGGGCAGATCATTACAGGGGATGCGGAGGGCGCTTTGCGCGGGATAAGGCGGATTATCGCAGAGAATACAAAGGAGGATGCACATGAACGACAGCATTAACCTTGCAATGGGCAAAGATGGCGTTTTTCACGAAGTAACCGAACCTTTTGCCACGATCATGGTTGACACAGAGGAAGATATGAAAGCCCTGTATGACGCAGTTGAACGCGGAAAAAAGATGCGCTGGATCAGCGTCAAGGACAAAGTACCAAAGCCGCATGAAGCTGTGCTGGCATTTGTGCGGCAAGGCATTGAGGTGTGGATGAGCGTTGCTTGCCGAAACGACGCAGGCTTTTGGCTTTTGTCGCTAACTGGCGGCAGGGATGATTGGTCGGTCACACATTGGATGCCACTGCCGGAACCACCGAAGGAGGATGCGCGATGATGGACGCAATCAAGACCAGCAATGATGTTCAGTTTGATGTGCTGTACGCCGATGGGACGAAGCACCACGCTAAAGAGGGCGTGCTATTTGAAGCCGACGGCGATCAAATGATCTTTCACCTTGGCACGAGCCGACCAGAAGTGCTTTTTGCCGTGGCGGAGGCGCTGACGGAAACAATCGACGCGATGGGTTTGAGCGATGCATTTCTGCGCTATCTGAAATTCACAGATGAACAGAAACGGGAGGTACAGCATGAGGAAACTGCTGACACTGGGGAGCCTGTTTGACGGCAGCGGCGGTTTTCCGCTGGCCGGGATTGAAAACGGCATTGTGCCGATGTGGGCAAGCGAGATCGAGCCTTACCCTATCGCCGTGACAAAATCGCGCTTTCCCTATATGCGGCATTTGGGAAACGTGATGAAGATTGACGGCGGGAAGATACCGCCGGTGGATGTGATTACCTTCGGCAGCCCGTGTCAGGACATGAGCGTAGCCGGTAAACGCGCCGGGATGCAGCACACGGAGAAGGGCGACGAAGCCATTACGCGAAGCGGCCTTTTCTACGAAGCAATACGCATTATACGGGAAATGAGAGGAGCTACCAATGGAAAATACCCAACTTTCGCTGTTTGGGAAAACGTGCCGGGAGCCTTTAGCAGCAACAAAGGCGAGGACTTCCGCTGCGTCCTCCAAGAACTTGCACAGGTCGCCAGGGGGGGGTGCTGCAATCCCTCAACCTAAAGGCGGAAAGTGGAATAACGCCGGAGAGATCGTGGGAGTCGGCTTCAGCATCGCATGGCGGGTGCTTGACGCGCAATATTGGGGAGTGCCCCAGCGCCGCAAGAGAATCTACCTTGTGGCAGATTTTGGTGGTGAACGCGCCGGAAAGATATTATTTAAGCGCGAAAGCGTGCCAGGGAATCCTCAACCGCGCAAAGAAGCGCGGGAAGAAGCTGCCGGAAATGCTGGAGGAAGCATTGCTGGAAGTGGTCAACCTTGCGGGGGGGGTACTCCCTCGACGTGAATTGTCTGAATCCGTGGGATTCACAGGCGATCCGGCAGTATGACGCAAACGGGATATATCCCGCTCTATCTTCCAACGCCAGCGGCGGACAGAACCGGCAAGGCGTTGTTTACGCGATGGAGGGCAACACTGTGGACCGTTCATCCGGCAAGAACGGCAAAGGCTACTGCGAAGATGTATCGCCTACGATGAACACGCAGGATCGTCACGCGGTAGTGTACGATACGACGCAGATCACAAGTCCCTTGAACTATTCCAATCCCAAGGACGGCGACCCATGCCATCCTTTAGCCGCACAGCAGCATCCGCCGCTGGCGGTATACGGCGTGGACTGTCGAAATGGCATACTGGACAAGGATAAGACCGCCACACTCCAAGCCCATGCAAACGGCGGGTATTCGCTCAACTGCACCCATCCCGTACTTTACGAGAATGAAAAGGCCATGGCCTTTCATCTTCAGCAAGACCCGATTTGTGGCGAAATCAGCCCCTGCATTGGCGGTCAGCATCAAGCATCGGTGGGCGTGTTTATGGGCGGACAGGGAGCCAAGGCGGGCGGCATTGCATGGTCTGAACGAGTGGCACCGACGCTGAAAAGCACCATGAGCGGGAGCAACACGATTCCTGACATCGTACAGGAGGTTGAAGGTGAAAATCTATGAAAACTATGGATTTGGCAAATGGCGCGAAGGGTGCGGCACAATCCGCGCAGCCGGAGGCGACAACGGCGGCGGAAGCGAAATGCTATGTGTGGGACGCACGCGGAAACGGTGCGGGGGGGGTATCGCCTACGTTGACAGGAGATCATGAAAACCGGGTGACGGATTACACGGCGATCTGCGTTGGAAATGGTCAGCTCCATCGAACGGATATGGGCGAAAAAACCGGCGCACTCAACTGTATGCACGACCAGCAAGCTGTGATCCACGCTGGAAAGCCGCCGCGCAAGTACATCGTGCGGCGCTTGATTCCGCTGGAATGTAACCGCTTGCAAGGTTTTCCTGACGGCTGGGGGATTCCCGACCGCATGGAGAACATGACCGACAGGGAAATGCTGTTCTGGTCGGGTGTGCGCTGCGAACACGCAGACGCTATGGGCAAGCAGGCAAAGACATTCAAAAGCCGGGATGCGCTGATAAAGTGGTACAATGGCCTGCACACGGACAGCGCGGAATATAAAATGTGGGGCAACGGCATAGCGAAGCCCTGCGCGGCATTTGTGCTGGAAGGGATCGCCGAGGAGCTTTGCGCCATGTACGGCTTGCCGCCGATGGAGCAGGAAACCATTGACGGGATCATGGGACGCATGATGCGATTGCCCGCCGAGGAGGAATTACGATGGTGAATCCGCTGAATATCATCCTTCCGTTTCTTTTCAGAGGCGGAAATAGCGCTGTTTGCGCCAATGAGGAATACGAAAGCGCGATAAGCGAACTGACAGGACTTGTGAGCGACGGGCTACAAGAGAATGTGCGCCGGATAGCATCGGAACTGGCTGTGGCGACGGCGTATACCCGTGTGGAAGCTGCCCGATGCATGGCTCATCTTATCAGACTGGAAATGAACAAGGGCAGGCAAAGCGACGATGCGGCAAAAATGGTGTGTGCACATATTGAAAGGTGCTATCTCTCTCGCCCGCTTGGCGTATTCGATAAGCGGCCCGATGTGAACTTGAAGGAGGACTACGCAAAAGCGATCGAAGAATGAAAAGCGAAATCGTTTGCGCTTTTGCTTTTCGGAGGTGTGTATGAAAGAAAAGGACAGGACTACGCAGGAGCCACGAATCATCAAAAACCGGGATATTCCCATGCTTTCCCGCGTGCTGTATGTGATGCAGGACGTGTGCAGGCTGGAAGTGCGTCAGGAATGGCAGCGCGAACGGATGTTCGGCATCACACAGAAGATTACCGGGATGCCTGGAGCCAAGGGACAGCCGAACGGATTTGACGCCGCATACGCCGCGCTGGACGAACTGTGCGACGAACAGAAGGGGCGCATTGCGGCGTATGTACGGGAACTGAAAGCCGCCGAGAAGATCATCAATGAGATTCCGAGCAGGACAATGCGGACGTTCGTTTTGATGATGTATGTGGACGAGCTGCCCGCCGCCACCATACAGCAGGAGCTAAACATGACGCGCTGGGGCTTTGAAAGAGCCAGAGAAATGATTGAGCAGGCAGATTGTATGGCGAACGTGAAATGGCGCGAGAAGTATGTGATTTCATCGGACAAATAAAAAATTCTCCAAAACCTGTTGAAACAACATCGCACATGTGCTATAATGCTACCATCGAAAGAAATATGCAAGGGAATCAAATGCGCTGACGGCGATGAAGCCGACGGCGCTTTTTCTTTTTCATGGAGAAAGGAGGGGACGCGGATGCCAAAGGTTTACCTGTATGTGGACGCAAGCGATCTTTCCGAGCTGTGCAGCAAAATGGCCGACAGACTGACAGCTGATAACTTTGACAGGCTGATGCGAAGGACGCTGAACGAAGTAGGCAAGCGCAGCAAGAAACCCATTAAAGATGCGGTAAAAACGCAGTACGAAGCGCCCTCCGGCTGGATTGGCCGCGCCATTAAGCCGAGCGTAATTAACGGCGGCGGGCTGGCCTTGCAATGCGTGATTCCGCTGCAAGGTTCCCGTGGCGCAAATAAGTCGGTTTTCCCGGCTGGCGGACAGCGCAGCAAGGGACACATCCCGAAGGGCAAGCGCTATAAGGTGTGGTTGCGCGATGTAAAGGGCGTGAACTCCCAGCTTCCGTACCACATGGACGCATACGGCGGACAGCCACCGTTTATCAACGGCGGTCCCGCCGTAATGACCCGCGAAGGAAAGGAAAGAGGGCCACTTTCCAGGGTGGTTGGCCTCGCCCTGCCGCAAATGCCGCTGAACCGCGCAGAACCCGAAACTGCGCAGAAAATCCTTAATCTGTGCGAAGAACGGCTCGTACACAACTTCGGCAATATGTTTGGTGGGCTTTGATATGGCGATTTCATTGACAAAGAAGGAGCTTGCGACGATTGCGGGCTACACCTACCGGCGGCTGCATGACATTGACATGGGCCTGCCGGAAAACGCGAAACTGTTTGTAAAGGGCGATGGCGGCAAATACGACCTTGCCCTTTTTGTACAGCGCTGGGTGCAATACAATGTGGACAACGAATCCGCGGGCGACCAAACGCTGGATGAAGTTAAGGCACGGCATGAGGTTGTGAAAACCCGAAAGACGGAACTGGAAGTGGCACGGCTTGAGGGCAAATTGGTGGACGTGCAGGAAATCCGCAGACTTTGGGGCGGCATTGCCAATACGGTGATGCAAAACATGCTCCGACTGCCGAGTAAAGTATCTCCGCGCTTGGTGATGATGAAGGATTCTGAGATGATCGCCAGTATCATTGACCAGGAAATCCGCGACACCCTGACGTTGATTTCCGAAACGCCGCTGCCAGAGGAGGCGGCAACCGAGAACGCTGACGACGAGGAGGAAAGCGAGGAAGAATAATGGATTTGCGGGAACTCCTGCGCTTCACATACTCTATGTTTCGTCCGCCGAAGCCGCAGACCGTTTCCGAATGGGCGGACGAGAACCGAGTGCTAACCTCTGAAAGCGCAAGCGAACCCGGACCATGGCGCACGGATCGAGCGCCATATCAGCGCGAGATCATGGATGCATTCACCCAACCGGGCGTATACGAGATTGTGGTTATGGCCTCTGCACAGGTGGGCAAAAGCGAAATCGAGCTGAACATGCTGGGCCGAGCGATTGACAACGACCCAGGACCGATGCTCTATGTTCAGCCGACAGACAAGGTGGCAGAGGACTACTCCAAGCGCCGCATTGCCCCGATGTTTCAAGCCTGCCCTACCCTGCGCGATAAGATTTTCAAAGCAAAGGGCCGTGATTCCAACAACACCATTACGATGAAAACCTTCCCCGGCGGATCGCTTGCCATCATCGGCGCAAACAGCCCGAGCGACCTTGCAAGCAAGCCGGTGAGATACATCTTTTTGGACGAGATAGACCGCTTTCCCGCCAGCGCGGGAACGGAGGGCGACCCGATAGAGCTTGCGGAGCGCCGAACTGAAACATTCCGCCACAACCGCAAGATCGTCAAGACCAGCACACCGACCATAAAGGGCGTGAGCAAGATTGAAAAAGCATACATGAAAGGTACGCAGGAAGAATGGCACACGCAATGCCCGCATTGCCGCCAGTACAGCTACATCCATTTCAACGACATCAAATTCGACAAGGAAAAATTTAAGGACGAAAACGGAGAAACCAACTACACCGTGACGAACTCCCGATGGCAATGCCCTGTATGCCAGCGGGAAACGCCGGAGCATGAAGCCAAGCGGCTTCCTGCAAAATGGGTGGTCAAGAATGAGCGTGCACTTGCTAACGGCGTGCGCTCTTTTCGTTTAAATGCCTTTATGTCCCCCTGGTCGGACTGGAACGACATTGCCCTGACCTTCCTGCAAGCCAAGGACGACCCGGAACTGCTCAAGGTTTTTCACAATACGATGCTGGGCGAAAGCTGGGAAATGCGGGACAGAAGCGGCGTGCCGGAGAAGCTGCATGACCGACGGGAGCATTACAACGCCGAGATTCCAACCGGCGTTTTGGTGCTTACGATGGGCGTTGATACGCAGGACAACCGCCTTGAGTATGAGGTGGTGGGATGGAGCAGGGACGAGGAGTCGTGGGGCATTTCTCGCGGCATTATCCTCGGTCGCCCGGATTCACCGGCGGTATGGGAGGAGATTGACAATCTTCTCGACCGAGAATGGCAGATGAAGAATGGGATGAAAATGCGCATTCTGGCAACGTTTGTGGACTCTGGAGGCCACTTTGTCCAAGAGGTATACAAAGAGTGCGCAAGGCGCGAAGGAAAGCGCGTGTGGGCTGTAAAGGGCGAGGGCGGCGAAGGAAAGCCGTATGTGCACCAGATGAAAAGCAGCGCCCGAACTGCTGATAGCGCCAAATTGATGATCAGCGTTGATAGCGGTAAGGCTGCCATCATGCATGCTACGACGGTTGAAGTGGCTGGCCCCAGGTACATGCATTTTCCGCTGGATTACCGATGCGGATATGACATGGAGTTTTTCAGAGGGTTATGTTCCGAGAAAATGATTATCAAGCGCAAAAACGGGCAAAGCGTGATGGCATGGGAAAAGACCTATGAGCGCAACGAGCCGCTGGACTGCCGGAACTATGCCCGCGCTGCGTACAAGTTTTTTAATTGGGACTTCAACAAGCTGGAAAAGATGCTGCTGGGCATTACAGAGGAAGCGCCGATTACCAAGGCGCAGGCGGAACGCAAGAAGCCGCGCAGGGTGATTTCCAGCGGGATCAAGATATAAGGGAGGTTACGACATGGCAGCAACGAGCGCCTATACACTGGCCGAAGCCAAAGAACAGCTTGCACTATGGAAGGAGTGTGAAAGGACGCTTGCCAGCGGCACGGCCAAGGCGTACCGCATCGGCACGCGGGAATACACCGCCTTTGATCTTTCGGAGGTCGGCAAGCGGATTGAATACTTTGCAAATGTGATTGAAGCACTCAGCGGGACGGTGCGCACCAGCAGGGTTGTCCGTGTCGTTCCGCGTGACATCTAACGGGAGGGTATCAGGATGAAGAAACAAGAACAGCCCAATTTGGGCGAACGGGCGCTTTTCCTGCTCTCCCCCGAACGCGGCAACAAGAAATTCCTTGAACGAATTGCGCGGGAGCGGCAGGCTGACCAGAAGGAACGCAAAACCATGGCCGCCAGCGGCTACGGAAATCACGGCGCAAGCACGACCCTTAACAGCATGATCGGCTGGATCGTGGGCGGCGGCAGCGCAGAGGACGACATCGACCTTCACGGCGCTTTGCTCCGGCAACGTGCCCGCGACCTGTACGCAGGCGGCGGCCTTGCCAGAAGCGGCCCTGCAACGCTGACCACCAACGTTGTAGGCTGGGGCATTCAGCCAAAACCCAAGATCGACGGTGAGCTGCTGGGACTGAGCGACGAGGCGTGCGACGAATGGGAGCGCAATGCGCAGCGTGAATTTCAGCTTTGGGCCAACAATGTGATGTGTGACGCAGAGCGGCAGAAGAACTTCTACACCATGCAGCAGCTTGCTTTTCTCAGTCAGCTTGTGAGCGGCGATGTGTTTGTGCTTTTCGGAATGAAGGAAAACAAGCGCACGCCGTATCAGACGGTAATCCGCATTCTGGAAGCCGACCGCGTGAGCACGCCGGACAGCTCCGGCGGCGACAGCGAGAGCAAGGAAACGGACGGCGGCGGCAGGATCATTGATGGCGTGGAAATCGACCGCGACGGAACGGTGATCCGCTACCACATTGCCAACCGTCACCCGCTGATGGAAAACAGCACGCAGGAGATTGAGTGGCAGCCGATTGACGCTTTTGGCGATGATACCGGCTACCCGAATATCCTGCACATCATGGTTGTTGAGCGCCCGGAGCAGCGGCGCGGCATTCCTTTCGTTGCGGCTCAGATCGAGCAGATCAAGCAGCTCGACCGTTACCTGACAAGCGAACTTGCGGCCAATGTGGTTTCTGCCATGTTGACCGCTTTTGTTGTCAGTGCGGACGACGACGGCAAGACCGGCCTTGAGGACGCGGTGAATGAGGACGAGAAGGTTACAGACGACGATCTGAAATTGGAGCTTGCGCCCGGAGCTATCTACTCCCTGCCGCCCGGAAAGAAGATTCAGGAGATCAACCCCATTCGTGCCAACAGTGCCTTTGAGAGCTTTGTTTCCACGCTGATTACGATTATCGGCGCGGGCATGGGGATTCCCAAGGAAGTGCTGATTAAGAAGTACGAGAGCAATTACACCGCAGCACGCGGCGCATTGCTGGACTTCTGGCGCGAGGTGCGCGTGCGGCGCACGGCATTCAACAACAGCTTCAACCAGCCTGTGTACGAGGCATGGCTGGCCGAGGCGGTTGCTGCCGGTCGCATTGAGGCTCCTGGATTCTTCGACGATCCGGCCATCCGGCAGGCGTGGTGCGGCTGCATGTGGATGGGCGCAAGTATGGGCCATGTTGACCCGCTCAAGGAAGTCAAAGCCGCCACGGAGCGTATCGCCAATAACATTTCCACTCAGGAGCAGGAGGCAAGCGAGTACAACGGCAACGACTGGCTTTCCAACATCCGGCAGCGGAAAAAAGAAATGGCGGCCTTTGATGACATGAAACCGGCGGCCCCTGCCGAGCCGACGGAACATACCAAACCTAACGAGGAGGGAAAGCAAAATGCCGAATAATGAGCGTTTCCGCCTGCGGTATGACTTGCAGATGAACGCCGCCGACGAGAGCGCCGATGTGATGATCTACGGCGAAATCTGCGACGACTGGTGGAAATGGACCGAGGCCGACATCAGCGCTACGGACTTTGACAAGCTGCTGAAAGATGCCAAGGCCAAGGGCGTGAAGAACCTGACCATCCGCATCAACAGCCCTGGCGGTGATGTGAACCAGGCCATTGCCATGCGTACCATGCTGATGAACAGCGGCATGGAGGAAATCAAGATTTCCATTGAGGGCATGTGCGCCAGCGCTGCGACGCTGATTGCCTGCCTGCCCGGTGCGCACGTCACCATGACCGAGGGTGGCGAGTACATGATCCACAACCCCAAATCCGGCGCGTGGGGCGAGGCGAAAGACCTTGAGGCGGGCGCAAAGCGCCTGCGCAACACCGAAGCGGACAGCGCCTCTATCTACGCCCGCAAGAGCGGCCAGAGCGAGGAAACCGTTCGCGGCTGGATGAATGCTGAAACGTGGATGACGGCCAAAGAAGCCCATGAGCGCGGCTTTGTGGACGCCGTTCTGGACGCCGAGCCGATTGTGGCATCTGTGTCCAACCGGGCCATGGCTGCCATGCGCAGGATGTACATGCACATCCCTGAGAGCGTGCAGGAACACGCCGACACCCCCAAAGTCAGTAACACCGAACCGACAGTTGCCGCCGGGGAAGTGACTGAAAATAAAACTCACAACGAGGAGGAAGAAATCACCATGGAAATCAAGGACGTAACCCTTGAACAGCTCCAGGCTGAAAATCCTGCCCTGCATAGCCAGATCATGCAGGCCGGTGCGCAGCAGGAGCGCGAACGCATCCAGGAGATCGACGATCTGACCCCGGCGGGCGATGAATATGCCGAAATGGCCGCTACGGCCAAGCAGAACGGCACTACCGCCATGGACTATCACAAGCAGATTGTGAAGCACCAGCGCGAGAAGGGCCAGAAGTTCCTGGACGACCGCAAGACCGAAACCGCTCCCGCTGCCAAGGTTGAGGGCGGCGATCCCAAGCAGAACGACGGCAAGGCCTCCAAGCAGGAGCTTGACGACTATGCCAAAGAAATGGCCGACATTGCCAAGGAAATGTACCCCGACGGCATCAACGGCATGTACTAATCGAAAGGAGCAACCGACATGAGCATGTATGAAGTCATCGGCACGAACAACCCCGAATATCTGCTTGCCGATCCCAACGGCGCAGACCTGATTGCCATTCCCTGCAAGCCTGGTAATGGCAAGATCAATCGCGGTACGGTGATGTATCGCGGCGAGGACGGCATGTGGCTGCCCGCTGCGGCTGCCGAAGCCGTGGACACCAACTCCCTTGCTGTGCTGGATGAAACCGTTGACACCGACGCCAACGCCACCATCGCCGAGGACGCCCGCGCTTTCCGCGCCGGTCGCCTGATTGCTGGCAAGGTCACTCTCAAGGATGGTGCGGTGCTGACCGCCGCCGTGCAGCTCGTACTCCGCAAGCAGGGTATCGTGTTCGATCAGATGGTCAACACCGAAACCTTCAACAACGGTACGGGCGCTTAATAACGCAAAGGAGGATAAAACGATATGCCTATCGACATCTACTCTACCCGTGCGCAGCTTGCCGCGATTGAGCAGCTTCCGCGCGAATATTCCTTCCTGTACGACACCTTCTGCGCTGATATGGGCGCTGTTGAGGAAGATAAGGCGATCTGGGATTACCGCAAGGGCGAACGCCAGATGGCTCCCTTCGTTCATCCTGGCGTTGGCGGCGTGCTGATGGGCCGCCAGGGCTATGAAACCCGCGAGGTTGGCTTCTGCACCATCGCTCCCGAACGCCTGATTGCCAACCCCGACCTTCAGAAGCGTGCCTTTGGTGAGCAGATTCTTGGCGCTATGACCCCTGCGCAGCGCGAGAAGAAGATGCTCGTCCGCGATCTGGTGGACATGCGCAAGGCTATTCAGCGTCGCCGCGAATGGATGGCCCGCCAGGTGCTTCTCACCGGCAAGCTGAGCGTGTTCCGCTACACCAACGAGGGCCGCGACCTGAACACCACCATGATTGCCGACTACGGTTTCACGCAGAATTACACCCCCGATACTCCGTGGAGCGACGGTTCCGCGAAGATCGACAACGACATGCACGAAATCTACGATCTGGTCTACGACGGCCTGGGCATCGTGGATATGATCGTGATGGCTCCTGATGTTGCGGAGGCTATGATCGACAACAGCAAGTACATCAAGCAGTTCGACGGTCGCAACATCAACATGGGCGAGATCAACACCAAGTACAAGGGCCAGGGCGTGCGCTTCATCGGCTGGAACAGCGACGGCGTGGAAATGTATTCCTTCTCCGGCAAGTTCACCGACGACGACGGCATTGTGAAGCCCATCCTGCCCAGCGGCACGCTGATTGCCGGCGGCAAGGGTATGCTCAAGTGCCTGCACGGCCCCGTCACTCAGGTTGAATCCACCGGCGCGGACGCCCAGCACAAGACCTACATCAAGAAGGAGGTTCCTCTGCGCTACGGCTCCATCGACGGCAACAGCATCAAGAACCGCCTGACTTCCTGCCCCACCATCGTTCCCTTCAACGTGGACGCCTGGGTTGTCGCCAACGTCCTGTAAGAGAAAGGAGCAGACTGCATGAGTTACACCGCGAAACACTATGTCAAGATCGCCGGTCGCAAGTACACGCCCGGAGAGATCATTGACATTCCGATCCCGGAAGAAAAACTCAAGAGGCTGCTGCGGCTCAAGGCTATTGCGCCTGCTTCTTCCGCCGACCTCGATCCTGCCGACGAAACCGCCGGTAGCGACGAGGACGGCGGAAAGGAGAACGTGCGCGACAATTACGCCAGCCAGCTTGATAACCTGGGCTACGACCCTTCCGGCGACCCCAAGGAACCCCAGGACGAGGAAGAACCCACCGAGGAGGAGGCTGACGAGGAAGCGGAAGCGCCCGAAATCGACGTGATGGACGGCATTGTTTCTGCTGCCGAGGAACCCGCCGAGGAAGCTCCCCCGAAGAAAACCACCAGTAAAGGGAGGAAAAAGGCGTGAACGTCAAGATCATCAAGACCGGCAAGGTCGAAACGGTCAGCGCAAGCTACGGTATGCGCCTGATCGAACAGGGCAAGGCTGTGCTTGCGCCCAAGCCCGCCAGGAAGCCCGACAGGAAGGAAGCGGCCAAAGCCGGTGATGCCTAATGGCGCTCAAGGACAAGATTCATGATGACCTGACACGGGTGTTCATGAATCACGGCCATTTTGCGGAGTGGCACACATGGAACGGAAGAAGATTTCAATGCGTCCCTGACGCGGAAAGCGCCCTCAAGCGCAAGAACAACAATGTCAACGACATATCGTGGGACAACAACACGACGGAAACCCTGATCTACGTTCGGCGCGAGGACTTCCCCGGCAGGGCGCAGCCCAATGAACACGGTTTCTTTGACCGCAAACCTGTGAAAATTCTGCAAGTGAGCGAGGACATGGGGATGCTGTGCATCTGCCTTGTCGCCAACTACCCCAAGGCGGTGAGCGAGTAATGCGAAATTCCGAAAGACTGCGGGCACTGAAAGCGTGGGCGTACAAGACCCTGTGCCAAGGACGCGAAATGAAAGCACCGGGCGAGGATATGGACATCACGCAGATTGTGCGACAGGAGCCGCAAGTGTATCTGAGCTGGTGGCCGACACGCCCGGACAGCACGGGGCTGCTTATGCAGGACCCGATCTCCGTTGCCCCCGGCATTGTGATCGCGCCCAGCGCCGGTTACGCGAAGTATGTTGAGGAGAGGCGATTTGACCGATACAACAACATACACCGTTCACAGGAAATGGGCCAATGGCTGAATGTGAGCATCCTTTTTTCCGTATACGAACCCGGCGTGCGATTGCCCGGATTCATTCAGAGCGCAAACGATCTGGAAGGGCTTGACATGAGCAAGCTGAAAGAGGGTACGGAGGAAGGACTTATTACCCTGATGAACTGGATGGACGACTGCACAAGTGCGCTGCTTGCAGACCGATTCATCCCCCACAGCGATTTGATCCTTGACGAGATGAACCTGACCTATTCGCCGTTTATGGATCAGAATTACGTTGTGGACAAACGCCCGCTGTACTACGGATTTGTGAACGCCAAATTCATGTGCTATGCGGACGACAGAAACAACAGCGCAATTAACGACTATCTGAAATAAGACGAGGAGGAACGACCTATGGCGGATTATCTGCACGGCGCATACGGCCAGATTCAGGCCATCAGCAGCCAGACGGCGATTAAAAGCCTGAACGCCATCGTATACATCGGCACCGCGCCGGTGCATACCGTGGAGGGCGGCGCTGACAATGTGAACAAGCCGGTGCTTGTTGAAAACATTGCTCAGGCGCGTAAGAAATTCGGTTACAGCGAGGACTACGCCAGCTACACGCTTTGCGAGGCGATGCGTGCGCATTTTGAGATGAACGGCGTTGGACCGCTGGTGATGATTAACGTGCTGGACCCTGCCAAGCACAAGAAGGAACAGCAGGCCACCAAGAGCCTGACCCCCGAAAACGGGCGCGTGGTGATTGCCGCAGCGCAGAGCGTTGTGCTTGACAGCATTGTGGTCAAGGCCGGGGAGGCAACCAAGGAGAAGGGCGTGGACTACGCCGTATCCTACAACAGCGACAAGGCTGTACTGACCATTACGGAAGCCAAGAGCGGTGCACTGGGTACGAGCGCACTCACGATTACCTACGACGAGGTTGACCCTGCCGCCGTGACCACCGAGGACGTGATCGGCGAGAGCGACGGCTACGGACTGAATACCGGCGTATGCGCCATTCAGAACGTATACCAGCAGACCGGCTACATCCCCTCTTTCCTGCTGGCTCCGGGGTTTGCATCCAACCCCACTGTACATGCGGCGATGCTTGCCAACAGCAAGAAGATCAACGGGCATTGGGACGCCTATATGCTGGTTGATCTGCCGATTGTGGACGGCGAAACCGCTATTACGCTGGCAAGCGCCCCGGCGTGGAAGAAAGCCAACGGCTACACCAACGAGAACGAGACCGTCTACTTCCCGATGGTCAGTGGCGTGGACGGCAAGAAGTACCACCTTTCCGTGCTGGCGGCGGCCAACCTGCAGGCGCTGCTTGTCGATCAGGACGGCATCCCCTACAAGACCGCCAGCAACACCGACTGCGCCGTGATCGAGAACCTGTATCTGGGCGAGGACAGCAAGGGCCGCGTTTTCGACGACACGCTGATTAACAATACCCTCAACAAGAACGGCATTGCATCTGCCGCCTATGTGGGCGGACGCTGGGCCATTTGGGGCTGCCACAGCGCGGATTACACTCAGGAGAACGCGGACGGCATCAATGTGAGCGAAACCAACCGCATGATGCTGTACTACATCAGCAACGACTTCCAGCACCGCCGCAACCGCGACGTGGACAAGCCGCTGTCCGCCAATGACGTGCAGACCATCGTTGCCGAGGAGCAGACCCGCCTTGACGCGCTGCTGAAAATCGGTGCGCTGATCCACGGCGAGGTTTACATGAACGCCGAAGCGGACGCGATGAGCGACGTGATGAACGGCGACTTCTCCTTCACCTTTAACGTGACGACCACCCCGCTTGCCAAGAGCCTGACGGCGATTGTGAACTGGACGGATGATGGATTCGCCACCTACTTTGAAGCCTATGACCAGTAAGGAGGGACGAAACAATGCCGTCTAAAGTATACAACAACGTGGAAGGACACCGGGTTATCGACAATAACAAGGTGTGCGAGGACGTGACCAGCGTTACCCTTCCCACGATCACCCACCCGACCAATACCATCAAAGCAAGCGGCATGGTGATGGACGTGGACATGCCCAACACTACGCACCTTGACGCGATGGAATTTTCCATCAGCCACAACAACGGCGTAAACTGCAATCTGCTGGGCAATCCGGGCAAGCACCTGATTGAAACCCGCGTTGTGCGCCAGCGTTACAACGTGCCTGCCGGTGAAGTGGAACACGAGAGCGTGAAATACCGCATTACCGGCGTGCACAAGAGCACCGAGAAGGGCAGCGTGGAAACCGGCAACCCGCTGGGCGCTACGGACAAGTACGCCATCCTGCGCTTTGAGGAGATCATCAATGGCGTTGTGACGACGCTGATTGACGCGATGGCGGGCGTGCTGAAATTCAACGGCACGAGCTATATTGACGCGGTGGAAAACCTGCTGAAATAAAGCGAAGGAACCCTTACAGGCATGGGCAAAAGCGCAAACGTTTTCGCTTTTGCCCTGCCTGATTTTATTTTGAAAGAGAGAAAACAAAAATGGAAAACAAAAACACCGAGATCATGGAAAACATCGAAACCGAACAGCAGACCGAAGAACAGCAGGCTGCCGAGCAGCGGGAAAAAGCGAAGAAATTCTACGATCCCGATGAACAGATTCGCAGATACGGCAAGGGCAAGCTGACGCTGAAAACCCCTATCCTTGCGGACGGCAAGGACGTAACGGAGCTTGAATACGACTTTACGGCGCTGACCGGCATGGAGTTTGTGAGCGCGATTGACAGGGGCATGGATGGCGGAAACAACGGTTTCCGCATTGCGGCGACGCAGGCGTTCAACCTGTTTGCGGCAGCGGCAGAAAAGGCCACACGCGGCATTGACGCGACCGACATCCGCCGAGGCATGAGTGCCGAGGACAGCGTTAAGGCCGTGCAGCTGGCAACGGTTTTTTTCGTCGCGTCGAGCCGGGCGGGAGACAAGCGTATCTCCGCCGAGTGACCGACGCGGCCATGACAACCCACACATCCATTACGGATTTGCTGGGGCTGAACATTGTGCTCTTTTACGATGTGTACGCTACGATTGCACAGATCGTTGAAGAAAGAAACAAGGAAAGCTAAATACGGACAGGGCGGCGCACTTCTACGCTGCCCTGTCCTTTCATTATGGAGGCGATACGATGAAGCTATATTACGAAGATACGGACATCACAGATGATGTTGACATCGTATCGGCTGTACACAGGGACGTGAGCGGCGGACGAAGCGACTGCCTTGAACTGACCCTTGACCATGCGGCGACATGGAACCGATGGAAGCCGCAGATCGACGACAGCATTGAACTTGCGTACAACGGCTACACCACGGGCAGGCTGTTTCTCAACACAATCCTGCCGGAAGGTGACCGATACAGAATACTTGCCACCGGCGCACGCAGGAGCGCACAGAGAAAGGCGTGGGCCGCATTTGAAGGGAAAACCCTTGGGGAAATCGCCAAGCTGTGCGCCGCTGAGTGCCGGATGGAACACAGGCTATACGGCGTGAGTGAACAATACGCCTACCCCTATCTGCTGCGCAGGAACGAAAGTTGTCCGGCGTTTTTGAGCCGGATTGCGCAGATGGAGGGCGCGGTGCTGAAAACCTACGGCGGACGGCTGACGATGATTTCCATAGCCGCCGCACAGGAATTGCCCGCGCTTTCTACGCTGGTGCTGGGCAGCAGACAGGAGGGTGTGCGCTACATGCGGCGGGAAGGCGCGAAGCTGGCAAGCCTCACGGTCAGAACACCCTATACCAGCGCAAGCGCCACAGACAGCAGCGCACAGCACGGGCCTGACGAAAGCCGATGCGAATTGCCTGCAACGGACGCGGCGACGGCCGGACGCTGGGCACGCGGACTGCTGCTTGCACACAACCGGCAATGCGAAAAGCTGGATGTGCAGAGCGAAATCAACATCGGCTACACGGCCATGACGCGCATTGACGTGGAAAGTGAAATGGACTACGGCGGACGATGGATCATCGACGAGGCTGAACACGACTTCGTGAACAAAAAGAGCCGCATTTCTCTTTTGCGGGTGATTGATACGGTGGAATGAAGATGGAAGCAAACAAAGCATACGGCGCGGCTATCGAGCGCGGAGAGATCGCCGGAAAAGAAGAAACGGGATATATCGTTGAATCCTATTGCCGAAAGGGCGTGACTTCCCCTCCTCTTGCGCCCATCGACGGCAGCACCTACGCCACGGGCGACAAGGTGTATTTTTTTATGTTTGACGATGGGAAGGGCGCGATCCTGACCAAGATTTGATAAAAGGGCGGTGAGGTTATGGCTGGCAGAGAACTACGCGCAAATATCGTTATCGGCGGCAAAGCGGACAACTCGTTTTTGCAGCTTGGTTCTGCGATAGAGGGGCTGGGCCAACAGGTGGACGGCATCAGCCGGAAACTGATTGACTTTGGCAAAGAGAGCGTGGACGCCTATGTGAGCTACGAGGACGCTATGCTGGGCGCAGAGGCAGCCCTATCCACGCAGTACACCAACACGCGGGAATTAAGCAAGGTAATGGAGCAGCTTGACAAACAGGCGCTCCAATGGGCCAACAACAGCCGGTTTAACACCGACGACGTTGCCAATGCCATCAACAACGCCGCGCACGCAGGCTGGGACTTCGAGCAGATCATGAGCGGCGTTCCCGTTGCGATGAAGCTATCGCAGGCGGGAGGCATGGAGCTTGCGACGGGCCTTGAATACCTGGTAGACATCGCCAATGCGACGGGCGTTTCGTTTGAACAAATCCCGGAACTGGCGAATCAGATCGCCTATGCAGGCGACGCATCCAACGCGACGATTGAAGAAATGCTTCGAGCGATGCAGCGCATGGGATCGACGATGCAGTTTGTCAAGGGCGACACGGCGGGACTGACGACGATGTTGGCGATGCTGGCGAACACGGGTACGAAAGGCACGGAAGCCGGTACGCTGCTGAGAAACAGCATGATCCGCCTGATTGCGCCGACGGAAAAGGCCGCAGAAGCGATGGGCGGCTTGCAGCTGACCACCGAGGATCTGAACGACATCTACGCCAACCCGGAGGGACTGGCACAGGCCAGCGAACTGCTGAAAGAGGCAGGTTTCTCCGCCTATGAGAGCAACGGTGATCTCAAGAACTTCCTTACCATCTGGCAGGAACTTGACAAGGCAACCACCGGCATGACGGAGGAGGAACGAAACAGCGTACTGACGGCCATATTCCCTACGCGCACGATCACGGGCGCACTTGCCCTGCTGAAAGCGGCTGGCGAGGGCTGGGATGGTCTGTATGAAAAGATTGCCGGGAACGACAGCTACCTTGACTACGCCTCCGAGACGATGGAAAGCGGGCTTGGCGGCACGCTGCGCAGACTTGAGAGCGTATACAACATGCTGCAAACCCGGACGGGCAGCGAACTTGAGGACGATGTGGGCGGCATCGCAGGCTCCATTACGGACATCATCAGCGCAGTCAACGGACTGGACGACGACACATTCAGCGCGATTGTTTCCGGGCTTGAAGTGATTGCCGCTGCCGGACCTGGGCTTTTGATTGCAGGCGGCGCAATCAAGGGTATCGGCGCACTTGCGGCGACAGGCCCGATTGGGAAATTGTTTTTGATGGGCATTGCCCTTACTGCCGTTGCGCGGGGCCTTAACGACCTGAGCGAAGCGGCGTATGAAGATCAATTCGGCGAACTAAGCCTTGACGAGAGCGCGATTGCCCCTTACGTGACAGGACTTGGCGAGGCATTCAGAACCGCGCAGACAGATATTGACCTGTACAACAGCTCTGTACAGACTGCGCTATCCAACTACGAAACCGCAAGCAGCACATTCAAGGAATCGCTGATTACCAAGATGCTGACGGGCGCGAAGCTGACGCCGGAAAACATTAAAGAGCTGAACACGCTGGGCGATCAGATGCGGCAGGCGCTGATTGCGGGCATTGACGGCAGTTACAGCGCAGCAGAAGAAACAGTTGCGGACTACGCAGGAAAGTCGGCAACGGCAGTTGCGATTGACGACACCGTATGGAGCAGCATCATGGACACGCTGAACTATGGCTATGAAACAGCCATAGCAGAGGCAGAAGCATTGAGCGCAAAGCTGCGCAGCGCCATGACGAGCGCATTTGCCGACGGCAGCCTGACCAGCGAAGAAATCGACGACATCCAAAATATCATCAACCAGCAAAACGAACTGCTGGCGATGCAGGCCGACGCGCAGAACAAGACAGAACGCCAAAAGCTCTTGCGACAGGCACAGACGCTTGGCCTTGAGGGGCTTAGCGAAATATCCAGCATGGCGCAGACACAGCGAGATGCGGAGCTGGCCACGCTTGAGGATAATTACTGGCAGACCTACTACCAGACGCAGCTTGGCGGAGAAATGAAAATCCGCGACGGCGTTAAAAAGGCAGACGGAACGCTGTACACACGAGAGGACCTTGAGCGGGAACTGGAATACCTGTACAGCGGCGACCCCAACGACCCCAACGACGGCTATTTGGGACAGAAACAGGCACAGGAGGCGGCGTATGACCGATTCCTGCTCGATCTGTACGGCAACGCCATTGCCGGAAGTGAGCTGTATGGCGCATGGACCGGCCTTGGAAACATGGCTGACCAATACCTTGCCACCGGCGCCCTGACGGACACGGCGCTGCAAGGCTATCGGAGCACATACGATCAAGGCGAACGCGACGACGTGACACGGTTTATTGGCACGGTGGTCGATGCCCTGGGCGGCTATGACAGCGTGAACCGACGGGCGGATTATTACGCGCAGACCGGCGATTTGGAGAGCGCCAATCTGTTCAGGCGGCTGCTGATGATGGACACGCTATCCTACGCAAGTACGCCCGGACAATACCTCTCGGAAGGGGAAACGGCGCGATACAGCGCAAGCGGTTACACCATCGAGGACGCACGCAAGCAGAATGAAGCGCTGATTGCGCAGGACGGTATGACCCTGCTTGCGTGGGACTATTTGGATCAGGCGATGCAGTCCGGGCTTCCCTACGACTTTGCAAACCTGATGAGCGGCAACTATACCGACACGGGCTATCAGAGCGGTATTGACAACATGGTTGCCAGCCTTAAAGAAGCCTACGATCTAAGCGCCGTGGAGATACCGAAGGGGCTTGAAAGCATCAGCGACTATGCCGCCGCCTATCGGCTGCTGTTTGACGAAACGATCAACGCAGAGGATTACCGAATCCCGGTTACGCCGGAGGTTGACCAGACGGGGCTTGGGGACGCGCTGGGCGAAGTGACCGTACCCGTGGCGGCAGAGGTCAAGGAAGGAGAACTCTCCGGGCTTGAGGACGAGGAACTGACGGCGAATGTGGGCGGCGACACGACGGAACTTGAGGGCGCAATCAAGGAAAACGACCAAACGCCCCTCACTGCCGTTGTAGATGCGGATACCAGAGCCCTTGAAGCCGGTATTTCGCAATACGACGGAAGCAGCATTACGGTACATGTGAACTACTCCGGCAGCGCCCCCAGCGGCGTATCGAGCGGAGGCAATAAAAGCAGCGGAAGCAGCTTTTTGGGCAAGCTGTTTGGATTCGCAGAGGGCGGACGCGCCGAAGAAGCCTCCATATTCGGCGAGGCAGGCCCGGAATGGGCCATCCCGGAGGAACACAGCCAGCGCACGGCGGAGCTGCTGAACGCCACGAGAGAAGCCAGCGGCTTTACATGGCCGGAACTGCTCTCCCGCAACGGCGGACTGAACGCGGGGAGCCGGGGCGCACGGACGATCATTTACAGCCCGACGATTGTAGCAAACGACGCGACGGGCGTTGAGCAAAAGCTGATCGAGGACAAGGCGCGGCTTGAGGATTGGTGGGAAGAAAAGCAGATGCGCGAGGATGTGGAGGTGTACGCCTGATGGACATGAGCGGATATATTTACAACTGCACGGGCGGCGAAACCTTTGACAGCGTAGCGCTTGAGGTATACGGCGACGAAAAATACGCCGCCGAACTGCTGTGCGCCAACCCGGAACTGTGCGAAAAGATGATCTTCACAGGCGGGGAGATTCTTCTCCTCCCTGTGGTAGAGATTCCAGAGGAGGCCGAGGCGGAGCAGCAGAGCGCCAACGCGCCGTGGAAGGAGTGACGGAATATGGCGACGATTGGAAAATGGAACGGGCACTCCTTTGAGGTGTCCAGTCAGATCATACGCAGTTTTACAGACCTGACCATCAAGGGAAGCAGTGAAACCGAGAACAAAACCAGCAGCGGACACGGCTATGTATCGCGCAAGAACAGCAAACCGGCAGAGGTCGGCATTACGGTAGGGTTGAGCGCCCTGACGGGCTGCGACCCGCGAAGCGAGGCGACGGCCTTTGTGAACGAAGCTAACGCCGGAAGCAGCGATTACTTCTACGTAGGCGGGCAAAAGCTGGTTCCCTACAAGCTGATGCTGACGAACGCCGATGTAACCGAGGTGGAGATTGCACCAGGCGGAAAGTGGGTGAGCTGCAAGGTAAAGCTGACGATGAAGCAATGCGCCGTGCCGGACGACACAAAAACCAGCTCTTCCAGCAGCGGCGGCGGAAGCAGCGGTTCGTCCAGTAAGAAGTCCAGCAGCAAAAAGGCAAGCACAAAAACGAGTAGCAAGACGACCACAAAGAACAATACCGTAGACGCCGTATCCGGCGCTGCACCGAGCGTGTCCTCTGTGCTAAAAAGCACCGCTAAAGCGGTTTCGGCTGTTTCAAAAGTGGTCAGCACCGCAAAGAAGGTCGCCAGCACGGTTTCTAAGGTGACAAGTACCGTAAAGAAGGTTACAAGCAGCGTGTCCAGCAAAATCAAGAGTTTGCTGAAATAACGGCGAGGACGGAGGGATAAGACATGGCAAGATACACCATCGACAACCGCCCCGCGCCCATTGATTTTGAATGTAACGACGACATTCTGATGCGGACGCTGCAAAACTGCAAAAATCTTTTGATGTGCCGGATGGGCGAAGTGCCATACGACCGCATGAGAGGGCTGAATCCGGCGATATTCGATCTGCCGATAGACAAGGCAAACGAGGAAATCACGCAGGAAATGGATCGCGTGATGGGCTGGGAGCCAGATGCGGAAGTGGTGAGCGCCAGCATGAGCCTTGATGAAAACGGCGAGACGATTATCACCGTTGTACTGGAAATTGATGTATAAGGGGGGCGCGAAGATGGACAACAGCGAACTTCACTACCTGACATACGACCCGGAAGAAATCTACAAGGAACTGCAATACGCTTACATCGACGCGGGCGGCGATGTGCTATACCCCGGCGACGAGAAGGAAATCCTGCTGCGGGCGATGCAGGCGGTACTTGTACAGACGTTCGCGGGTGCAGATAACGCGCTGCGCATGGCGACGCTTCGATATGCGACGGGCGATTACCTTGATTTGCTGGGGCAAAACCGAAACTGCCTGCGCATTGCGGCAGCCAAGGCCAAAGCCACGGTTGAAATCGTATTCAAGGCCAGCGGAAAATCGCAGACGATTGAAGCGGGCGCCTTCCTGACGGCGGATGGCGAAAGGCTGTACACGCTTGACGAGGATATTGTGCAGACAGGCTATGCGCAGACTATCCGCGTGGGGATCACAGCCAACGACGAGGGCAGCGCGGGAAATGGCCTGCTTACCGGGATGCAGATGCAATTTCTGATTCCCTACGGCGCAATCGAAAGCGTGTACTGCGTGGAGGACGCCAGCGGCGGCCAGGAGAAGGAGAACAACGATACTTACCGTGAGCGCATCCGCACATTTGGACTTGCAAACACGACCACGGGACCGAGGACACAATACGAAACCGTTGCCATGAATGTAACCAGCGAGATACTGGACGCGAGAGCCGTTAACCTTGGCGCGGGCGTGGTGGGCGTATACCTTCTGCTGGCAAGCGAAACGGGCGCGGCGGCGATCATCGAGAATGTGGAAGAAGCACTGAACGCGAAGAATGTACGCCCACTGACGGACACGGTGGAGGTTTACGAGGCAGAGAACATCCCCTACACGCTGAACGTGCTGTACAAAGAGGATGGCGGCAGCAACATTTCCGCTGCGCTTGCGACGGTTGTACAGGATTATCAGGCTTGGCAGGATGAAACCATCGGCAGGGCATTCAATCCTGATCGGCTGATGGCCTCGCTGTATCAGGCTGGCGCAATCCGCGTGATTTGGAGCGACGGCAGCAGCTTCAACGGCGGAAGTGTGGAATACACCGAGATTGGCGAAAACCAGCGATGCAAGGGAACAATCACGCTGGGGGTGATCCCGTGAGGATTACTGATATTACGCCGCTGATTCCTTCTTTCCTGCTGGCAGATCGAAATGGCTATGCCCTCGCCAAAGCCATTGAAAAAGCGGCCATCATCCTGACGGACACCATACAGGCGGGCGTTGACGCGGTGCTGGATGTGGACAAGATGCCGGAATGGCGCTTGGATGAAATGGCATGGGAATACAACTGCCTGTACGACTACAACGCGGACATAGAAGCCAAGCGGCACTGGATCAGAGATGTAACGCCGCTTTATGCTGTGCTGGGTACGCCGCAGGCGGTTTACAACTTCCTTGAGGGGTATTTTGATCAGATTGAGCTTGAGGAATACTGGCAATACGCTGGCAAGCCATTCCATTTCCGCGTTACAGTCAGCGGCGAATGGAACGACGCAAACGAAGCATGGCTGCGCAGGACGATTGCAGAAAGCAAGAATGTACGCAGCGTGCTTGACGACATCGCCCTTGGCAGCGGTACAACGATCATCGTTTCCGGCGAGGGCGACGTGCTGGCGCGGTACGGCCCGCCGCTGACCGGCGATGGGCTGTATGCCGGTACATACCCGGAGGAAAGCATCATCAGCAGGATTGCGGATGACGTTTACGTTATCGCCACGCGCGAGACAAAGGGCCATGTATTCCCCTACCCGCAGGCAGGCACGCAGCCCGAAGAAACCACCGTCGGCGGCCTTGGCGAAAGCCGGATCACCGCCGCGCCGGTGGCGGAGGGACACGTTTTCCCGTACCCGGCCACAAGCGAGGAGGCGCAGGCAGGCACGCGCCCGGAGGTAAACACCATCGGCGCGATTGCCAACACCAGCGCACAGACTGGAACCGACGGCAAGGCTACGGCCTTTTCGTACTCGCCATGCACGGACGAGAACCTGTGCGGAAGCGATGAAATCTAACGGAGAGGAGGAAAACCATGCTGACGAATAGCGCCCTCAATTCGCTGCGCAATCATTTGAAAAACAATATTGCGTATGCACGATACAAAGTCGGCAGCACCTACTACCAGGCGGAAATCCAGACCGCCGAGGTGCTTGCTGATGGCCGTATCGCAGTTACCTTCATCATCGACCACACCGTAGCGGGCAACATCACCGTGACGGAAGTACAGCTTTTCGACCACAACGGTACGCTGTGGGCAAGCAAGGCCGAGAGCATCACGCGGAAGGATGCGCAGGAAGGTATTCTGTACCGTTTCCGCTTTACCATCATCGAAGAATGAGGAGGAATGACCCGTGGCCTTTAACCGCACCAAATGGCAGGATCACGTCGTCGAGCGCCCGAGGACTTTTACAGAAGTCACCAACGCCGACGGCAGCGTGACCCACACCCCTGCTCCTGGCGAAGTGCTGCAGCAGGGTACGCCTCAGAGCGCGACCAACTTCAACAACATTGAGGATGCCTTGCAGCATCTTTCGGTTGCGTTCGACATGTATTTCACCATCACGCAGGCCCAGCTCCGGGCGCAGGCTGACCGCATCGAGGAGCTTGAGGCGTCCACTGCGGCCCTGACCACCTGATAAGGAGGACGCACCATGAGCGATGAAATCAAGATGACCCCCGAAACCGGCATGACCGACGAGGAGATTGCCGAGCTGGAAAAGCAGCGCGAGGCCGCCAGGGAGGCCCGCCTTGCTCCCTTCAAGGCCCTGCGCCAGCGCATGGACGCCGGACTGCGCTATGCCGTCGCCAATGATGGCGTGACCGACGAGGAGTTGCTGACCATGAGCGCAGCGACGCCGGAATGGAAACCCGGCATGACCCTTGCGGTCGGCGATACCGTGATGCACGGCGGCAGCATGTTCGTCGTCATCCAGGCACACACCACGCAGGCCGGATGGGAACCCGGCACGGCTACCCAGTCCCTTTTCCGCCGCGTGCAGCAGGAGGGCAGCACTGAATGGCAGCCCGATACCGACTACGCCACGGGTGCGGAATGCACCTACGAGGGCAGCGCCTACACCTGTTTGCAGGGCCACACCTCGCAGGCCGGATGGGAACCCCCGAACGTTCCTTCCCTGTGGAAACTCAAGACCAAATAAGGAGGATAATGCAGCATGAACAATTCCCCTCTGGAACAGCTTGCGCGTCAGTATGGCAACGTAGTGCAGTATGACGCGAAAGGAAATCCGAGTATTTTCTGCAAATTCCCGAAGATGAAAAGCTCCGATCTGGACGCTTCCCTGCCGGATCACGTCCACCCCGCTTTCGTCATCAACAATGTTGAGGAGGACGCTATCCTGATCGGCAAGTACATGTCCTCCGAGCTGGAGGGCAACGGTACTCAGTATTCCCTCCCCAACATGCCCCCGCGCGTTTCCATGCACCATGACACGTTCTTGCAGAAGATGCGTGCCTTTGGCAACGGCGCATCCGGCATCACCATTGCCGACCACGGCTTTATGCTGCTGCTGGCCCACAAGAACCAGTGGGAGCCGCACGGCAACAACTATTACGGCTGCGACTACCGAGACGCTACGCCTTGGGAGCTGGCAAAGAACTACAACGTCGGCGACAAGCGCTCTTTCCGTGGCTGGCTGTATGAGTGCATCAAGGCGCATACTTCCTCTGAGGAGCTGCTGCCCGTCGATTCTCCGCTGTATTGGAAGAAGGGAAAGCATGTGGGCGGCACGCCTGCAAATCCCAGCCAGTACAATGCGGACAGCAAGTACAGCGGCTACAACACCCTGACCGGCAGCGGCCCCATTGACTGGTATCTCGGCAGCGATCCCGGCAACCTGTGTGACATCCAGGGCAATGCCTTTGAACAGGTATACGGTTTCCGTCTGGTCAACTGCGAAATCCAGATTCTCGGCGACAACAACAACGCTGCCGACGCGACCGCCGACTGTTCCGCCAACGGTGCGTGGAAAGCGATCCTGCCCAACAGGACCGACAACGGCTATACGCTGGTTGCTCCCGGCACTCCCGGCACGCTCCACTACACTTGGCAGAACAGCAAGATCACCATTGACACCGTGGAGCCTACCTTCGATGGCGAATATCGCGGCACTACCTTCGCGTCCATGGGCGTGAACACGACCAATGTTCCCTACATGCCCTCCATCATGTACGAGCTGGGCTTGGCTCCCATTCCTGGTACGACTGTTCAGGGATATTTCTATGTTCAGATGACGCAGGACGAGCGCGTGGCGCGGCGCGGCGGCAGCTACAACGGCACGTCCAACGCGGGCGTGGCCTATCTGAATTGCCACGGCCCGCGTTCCGGCGCCGGCGCGAACTATGGCGGTCGCCCGCGCTCCCGTTTGAATCCCTGATCCCTGAAATCTGAACTCTGTGGGGGTGCGCGATAGCGCATCCCCCTTTCTGATGCTATGAGCAATTTTAATGATGACGCCCTGTTGAATGGGCAATTTGCCCTGCAAAAGATCGACGATCTGCTGAACCGGGTGGATGGTGTGGTGAACAGGTGGCCGCGCCTGTACAAAAATTCCTATGGCGAGAGGCTTTATAAGCTGCTGGCCGACATGGAAGAACTGTGCATTACTGCGGCGAAGAAGTACCACAAGAAAACTACCCTGCAAGAGCTGGACATCAAGAATGCCCAGGTGCGCATCCATATCCGCAGGATTGCCAAGACGACCTTCACGGATAAGCGAGGCGAGAAGCGCGGCCTGATTACTCCGGGCCAGCATGAGGAATGGGTGCTTCTGAACATCGAGATCGGCAGGATCATCGGCGGATGGCTCAAGCAGCAGGCAGAGCGAAAAGAAGATGCCAAGGCATAACACCTTTGCATAGAGGGAATGCGCCGAGAATTGGCGGCCATTATTGCCACGGCCTTTTGTGAGCGCGTGGCGCGGCGCGGCGGCAACTACAACAACACGTCCAACGCGGGCATGGCCTATCTGAATTGCAACAACCCGCGTTCCAACGCCAACGCGAACTATGGCGGTCGCCCGCGCTCCCGATCACAGCGAGTGACCGGCACGTTACGAACGACCGGCAGCACAGAAACGGGAGGGGTGCATTTCCGTCCGGGAGGGTTTTCGTAATCGCTACGCGGGCGTGCGCGTTATAACGCGCATACATGCGTGATACGCGATAATATATCCCGGAAACAACACTCGTAACCTGCACCTATTGAGGAAACATGCAGATTACGAATCCCCATGAAGCGCCCGGAGGGGCGTAAGGCTATGGCTGCTGGCAGCTTATCCCTTAGACGGGCTTGCCTGCGGGAGAGAAAAACAGCCTACGCCGAGCGGAAACGCCACGCATGGTCGAAACGGAGGCGTGTCTTTGGAGAAGCTGCAACATCTGAAAGAACGCGTCTGCTCATTTGAGAACCTATATGCCGCATACGAGGACGCCGCGAAGGAAAAGCACTACCGCGAGGACGTGCTGGCATTCACCTTCAACCTTGAGGAGAACCTTTTTGATCTGCAAAAGGATCTGCTGGACAGCACATACACCGTCGGCCCGTACCGGGAGTTCTACGTCAAGTACCCCAAACCGCGCCTTATCATGGCGCTGGGGTTCCGGGATCGAGTTGTGCAATGGGCCATCTATCGTCAGCTCAACCCATACGCCGACAAGCGTTTTATTCAGCACAGCTACGGATGCAGGAAGAACAAAGGCACGCTCCCTGCGGCCCGCTGCCTGCTGAACTGGGTGCAGCTTATCAGCCGAAAGCCCGACGCAAGGGATTGGGTGCTGATAAAGTGCGACGTATCGAAGTATTTCTACCGCGTGGATCACAAAATCGCCCTGGATGTCTACCGGGACTACACGGACGACGAGTGGTTTCTACGGCTGATGTCGGCGATTCTCAACAACCCGGACGTGCCGTTCGGATTGCCGCCGGGAGCCAGCGCGGACAACTGCCCGAAGGAAATGCGGCTGTATGATGTGGGGATGCCCATTGGCAACCTGACAAGCCAGGAAACGGCGAACATCTACCTCAACCGGCTCGATCAATACTGCAAGCACGACCTAAAGCTGCATTTCTATGTGCGCTATATGGACGATTTCTGCATTTTGGTGAAAGGACGCGAGGAGGCGAGGCGGATTCTTGCGCTCATTGACCGTTTCCTGCGGGACGAACTGCATCTTGATTTAAGCCCCAAGAGCCAAATCGTCCCCGCCGCGCAGGGATGTGAATTTGTGGGCTACCGCGTAACACCGCACGGCATGAGGCTGAGAAAGAAAACCATCCAGCACATCAAGAGCAGTCTGAAGCACGTTGCGGAACTGTACGCCGTGGGCACAATCAGCTACGACAGCGCCATGCAATCCCTGCAAAGCTACATGGGCATGACGGTGAACTGCAACGCCCATAACGTGCGGCTATGGATTGAACAGAATATTGCTTTACAGCGAAGGGAGGCGGCTTGATGCTGCCGGAAGCGGAAGAATACACGATGCCGAAAAGCGGATGGAGCTTAAAATTGGACAAGCTGCCGGAAAGCGGATGGAGCTTAAAGGTGAATGTACCGTCGGAGAAGGGGCGGCGATTTTACGCCATCAACGACAACGGGGACGGCACGGTTGACGTGTATCTGATGCCAGACGTTGCGGTGTACCCGACGGAGGACGGCTTCAAGGAATACGACATTCGCGTGCGGATTGTGCGCGGCGTGGTTCCGTGGGACGGATTGGAGCAGGACATCCGCGCCCGCTTCATGGCGTGGTGCGAAAGCGGCGAGGTGATTGACCTATGACCATTTCCATCCTGCATCTGCTGTGGATCGTGCCTGTTTCCGGCTTTATCGGCTTCATGGCTGCCGCCATTATCTGTTCCGGCCATCACCGGGATTAACCCGGCGCTGGCTACACTTGGTCATTGCAAGCAATGACCGGCGTTAGTCGGGCTTTGCCCGACCTCAATTCCAAATGAAGGACGGTGATCGACCTATGATTATCCGCGTGAAGGTATCACGCACGGAGAACCTTCAATACTTCAACTGCTGCGCGGGCGATATTGTAAACGCAGAGATTGAGGAGTACATCGCAGGCGTGGTGGCCTCCGAGATCGGCAACGCGCACATAGAGGCTTGCAAGGCGCAGGCCATCGCCGCCCGCACCTTTGCCATGCACTACGTCGGCGACGACAAGTGCATCACGGATCAGAGCAGCACGCATCAGGCGTTCCGCACTTCCCGCTGGGACGCGGAGAAATACCCCAACGCCAACAAAGCCGCCGCTGAAACGGCGGGCATGGTATTGACCTACAACGGGGACATCCTCAAGACGTGCAGCTATTCTGCATCCAACGGCGGGCGCACGACCAGCAGCGAGGAGCGCTGGGGCGGCGTGCGGCCTTATCTGATTGCCCAGGACGACCCGTGGGACGCTGCGGCCTGCGCAGAGCGCAAGGCCAAGGGACAATCCATCACCAAGGGCCACGGCGTAGGCATGAGCCAATACGGGGCTGCATGGGCGGCCAATCACGGAATCGGGTATCGTGAGATACTCGGTTTTTACTATCCCGGAACGGCGATAGCGACCAACTACGGAAAGGGTGACGAACAAATGGAAACCGCAGAAAACAGGGCGCTTATGCCGTTCACGAACGAGCATTTTGTAGCGTTCCTGCATGAAATGGTGGGCAGGCCGTATTGGTACGGAACCTGCGTTTACAAGTGCAGTAACAGCCTGCTTAACCGCAAGGCAAATCAGTACCCCAGCCACTACGGCAGTAGCCGCACGGCCACCTACAAGGAGCATATCGCCGCCAAGGAGGTATGCGCGGACTGCATCGGCGCGGCGAAGGGCTACGCATGGACGAACGGCGGCGAGGGCGTTGTCAAGGCCATCGGCAACGACGACAGCTTTGAAAGCAAGTACGGCTCCAACAAATGCCCGGACAAGGGCGCGAACAGCATGTTCGCCTACGCCAAGGACAAGGGCTGCGCATGGGGCGTGATCGGCACGATCCCGGAAGTGATCGGCCTTGCCGTGACCTATTCCGGCCATGTGGGTTACTACATCGGCAATGGCAAGGTGATCGAGTTCAAGGGCTTCAAGTACGGCTGCAAGGAAACGAAGCTCTCTGCCGGAAAGTGGACGCATTGGTACGAGCTGCCCTTCATCGACTACGGCGAGGATGTGGAGGCCGAAACGCCTGCACAGACCACGCAGACCAAGTACACCCTGGGCAGCAGGCTTCTCAAGCGCGGCAGCAAGGGCAGCGACGTGAGCGAATTGCAGGCCATCCTTGCGGGCATGGGCTACAATTTGGGAACCTACGGGGCGAACAACGACGGCGTGGACGGCGACTACGGCGCAAAGACCGAAAGCGCCGTGAAGAAGTTCCAGACCTTCGCACAGATCACGGTGGACGGCAAGTACGGCAGCATCACGCACAAGGCGCTGATGGGCGTGCTGGACGATCAGACCAAGGGCGAGGAGGACGAGCCGGAGGACACCGCCGCGCCGGAGGAAACGCCGGAAACTGCGCCCGCAGGAAAGCGCGTGCGCGTGACTGGCAACAGCGTAAACGTGCGCCAAGGCCCCGACACCACCTACAAGGTGATTACCCGCGTGAACGCAGACGATACCATGCCCTATGTGGCTACGGCTGATGCTGTCAACTGGCACGCCGTAGAGATTAACGGCAAGATCGGCTGGATCAGCGGCAAGTATTCCGAAGTCAAGGAGGGCTAAACCGATGGAGCAGATCAACGAGTGGGGCGGCGTTGCCGGTTCGATTTCGGCAATTCTCGGCCTGCTGGCTCTTATCCTGTTCAACCCCATCAAGCGCTATATCCAGCGCAAGCGCGACGAGCGCAAAAAGGCCAAGGAAAAGCGGCTCCGTGAGGAACAGGCGGCGCGTGAAGATGCGGCGGCGTTCCGAAAGGAAATGCGTGCGGCCATGACGCGCATTGACAATACGCTTATCACCTTGACGGACGACATCGGCGATCTCCAATACGAGCGACTGTCCCAGGCGCAGGAGTTCTACACAGCGCAGGGATGGTGTCCCGGATCGAAAAAGGAAATGCTGTGCCAAATGCACAAGAGCTACCGCGCCAAAGGGCGCAACCATTTGTCCGAGCATTACGAGGAAGAAATACTCAAGCTGGACAGCAGACCGCCGCGCGAAACGCGGCCTTGAACCGAAAGAAACAGGCGCGGCCCGAAAGGGAGGCAACCCCGCCTGTTTTTTACAAAAAACATTAGGAGGAAAACACAATGTATCTGGAAATTACCGACGTGATCCTGATTGCCCTGTTCATCGAGGCCATCGTCAACGCGCTCAAGCCCATCTGGACGAAGGATGCAAGCGACAACCTGACCGTAAGCGAGTATGTGGCTATGGGCATGGGCGTACTGCTGGCCGTGTCCTGCAAGATCAACATGCTGGCGTACATGGTGGAGATCATCGACTACCCGATTTGGGTTGAGTATATCTTCTATGTGCTGACCGGCATTGCCATCGGGCGCGGCACGAACTTCCTGTACGATCTGTGGAACAAGCTGAAAGAGTGGCAGAGCGGGCAAATTCTTCCCGCCTATGAGGTAGCGGAAACCATTGAGGCGGACGTTGATCTTGAGATTACGAATTGGAGCCTTGCGCAGCTCAAGATGTTCTGCACGCTGAATGGTATCGACGCTACCGGCTGCACTACCCGCGAGGACTACATCAAGGCTATCGAGGACGGCGGCATGGCGAAGGACACGGAGCCGCCCACGGAGGGCGGCGCGGAGTAACATCCGCGTCGCCTAATTGTGTAACGACATAAGCAACGCCCCGGCAGACGCGAAAAGCCGGGGCGATTTTCTTTTGACCTTTTCTATTTGTCATATTGCAGGAGAGTGAAAACACAATGAGGACGTGGATTGCGGAAACAATCATGCGGCAGATCGTCAAGCACTTCCGGCTGTGCGTCAGCGCAAAGACTGAACGAGGGCGTTATAGCGCACGGGCGCTTTATCACGGCGCGATGGTTGCTGTTTGTAGAGCGATTCTCCGGCTTTGCAACAAGGAGGGAGTTTACAGATGAAAGCGGTGCAGCCGATCCGGGACATGGAGATATTGGACAAGTGCCTTGCCATCGCCCGCGAACACGACAAAAACCGCAAGACGGGCGAAGTGTGCTGGGAGCTGCTGCTGATCGTGGGCTTCAACACCAGCCTGCGCATTTCGGACATACGGCGCTTCAAGGTGAAGGACTTGCGCGGGCGGGACTACGCGGAGATCAAGGCGCAGAAAACAGGCAAAGAGGCGCGAATCCTTATCAATCCCCCGGCGCGGCGCGTTATCAACCGCCTGCTGGCGGGAAGAAGCGGCGACGAATACATCTTGCAGAGCAGGACGAAGGGGCCGGATCACAAGCCCCGCCCCATCACGCGGCATCGGGCGTATCAGATCATCAATCAGATTGCGCACAAGGCCGGAATCAAGGATCATATCGGATGCCATACGCTGCGCAAGACGTTCGGGTATCACTATTACAAAATGACCGGCGATGTGGTGAGCCTGCAAAGGATATTGTGCCATTCCAGCAGGCGGGAAACGCTGATCTACATAGGCGTGATTCAAGAGGAGATCGACGAGAGCCTGATGCGGTTTAATTTGACGGGGAGGCGCGGATAATGGCAAGGAAAGACAAGCCTATCACCATTCAACTACGAAACAACTTTGACGTTTCGCTGCTGGCTTTTGCGCTGTGCTGGGCATTGGAGTACGAAGCACAGGATGTTGAGTATGTCAAACACACAAAGCGGCGAGAGGACGCAAAGACGATGGCACAATGTATACGCTTCAAAGCGCAAACGTATTCAGAGCTTCTAAAATTCATCATCCGTCAGATGGAAAGACGGTCAGGCGGCATTTACCGCCGCGATTGGAAGGAATTACGGGAAACCCTCACAAGGATTATCAACAATGTTTCCGAAAAAGCAGCACAGGAATGTGAAATAATCGCAGACGGAGGTACGCATGAATAAGGACGCTATGTTTTCTTCGGCTTCCTGCGAATGGGAGACGCCGAAGGATTTCTTTGACCGGCAGGATGCCGCATACCATTTCGATCTTGACGTATGCGCTACGCCGGATAACGCGAAGTGCAGCAGATACTTTACCCAGGAGCAGGACGGGCTTGCGCAGACGTGGACAGGCCGGTGCTGGATGAATCCACCATACGGGCGCACCATCGGAAAATGGGTGCAGAAAGCCTATGAGAGTGTACGGGGGGGTACGCAGATATTGTGGTCTGTTTACTTCCTGCGCGGACGGACACGGCATGGTGGCATGATTACTGTATGCGCGGAGAGGTTCACTTCCTGCGCGGCAGGCTGAAATTCGGGAACAGCAAGAACAGCGCTCCATTCCCTTCTGTGTTGGTGATCTTCAAAAGGGAATGACGCATATTTTCATATTTGCAAGCAAAGATTCTAAGTACACTTTACGCCGGGGCGAAATGCTCCGGCGCTCTTTTTTGTTTTTGGACAAGTTGAGTATTTGGACGTGAAAATGTCACACTCAATCCGAAAAATGGCGTAAGAAACGGCTTTTTGCGGATCAAGAGGGTGTTTTTCGACGGTCTTGTTGATAAAGTGAGAATAAGGCAAGGCGCTAATCTGCATGATTCCATCAAACATGCGCGTTAGGCGTGTGTTGGGCGTGTGATAGAATCAAAAACGGCTGAAAATGATCGTATGGCGCATGGATGCGCTGCGATAACAGCAGCAAAAGGCGGCGTTCTGCTGCGATATTGCAGCATGGAAATGGTTATTCACACGATGTTGCACGGGTGCAAATGATCCTGCACCATGTCGCACGGCGCGTGTGAAGCGCACGAAAAGCGAAAACGTTCGCGCTTTTGCCCGTATAAGTACCTCCGGGGCGCGTCTATTTGTCATAATCAGGCATGGTAAAATAGAGCGTGAAAAAGTATGCCAAAATGGAGCGCATATAAAGGAAGGAAAAGTTCAAAAACGTATTTAACACAATCTCCTATTATGACAAGTAGCGGAACAGGGGCGCGAGGGCGCAAAAAACGCCCTTCCACACGGGAAAGGCGTTTGAAATGATTTGGCGGCGTTGTCACAGCGGCCATTGATTCTGCTTGTGTCGCTGATGGCGTGCATCGTTCTGATGGATGCGCTTATTGATAAAGTGATTCTTCTCCCATTGCACGGAGGACGGCTCCCGGCGCGGCGGCGGTGGCGGTGGCGGCGGGTTGCTATCGCTGTACGGCACGTTAGACCGGGATGCAGCGCAGACAAGCGCGACAATCACGATGGCGGCGAGGATAACATAGATCACGGGGATTCCTCCTTGCGCTGCTGGGCAGCGATGTCGGCGCGGATCAGAGCGCGGATATAGCCCTGCATGGAGGGCTGCTTGTCGAGCTGGGCGAGAATGTCCGCGTCGGTACGAAGGTTGAGTTTCAGTTGCAGACGGCGGCAGTTCTCTTTGTCGAATTTCGCTTTCTGCACAGTTGCTTTCAATGGCATGGCGTCGGCCTCCTTGCTATGGGGTGTGTACTTAGTATACCATTCGTACACACCCCATGTCAATGTATCACTCAGGCGTGATGGACACGGAATACCAGTCGGAATCCGTCATTTCAGAGGCTTCGCGCATGGCGGCGCGGTAGCTGCTGGCGCGGATGGACTGCTGGAAGGTTTCGCCGTAATCATTGGCGACGGTGACGGTCCAGAGCTGCGGGGCGATGGCGGAGCGGATGCGGGCGAGGAAGTTTTTCATGGTGTTGGCCTCCTATGTGTTTTGAAATGATTGGGCGGCGTTACTTGCGATTATGGATTTCTTCGATCTCGTCAAGGGTGGCGCGCTTGACTTCCAGCGCGTCAATGGTTTCCTGTGCATAGCGGGCGATGTCGTGTGCCTGACCTTGAAGGGCTTTTTCCTGCATGGCGCGGTGCTTTTCAATTTCGGCGGCGATGCCCTTGCGGGCGTAGGACAGGATTTCAAGGTATGTCATGGGATGCTCCTTTCACCCGCGTACCATGCCCACGGGCGGGCGATCTGAAATGATTTGGCAGCGTTACAGCCAACAAGCCCAGCAAATGCTTTGATCGAAGGTGATACCCTTTTGCAGATTACGTTCGCTGGCGTAGCGGCGCTTCTCCACGCAGATGTTATCGCGTGATGCGGAAAGCGATTTGGCCTTTTCGATGGCCTTGTCCTTATCGGCCAGTTCTTCCAGCGTCTTATCGTGACCGCCCATAGGTTCGGCGCTCATGGCAACGATGGCATACCTGATGATGAAGTTCATGGGAATCTCCTTTCGTCGTTTGAAATGATTCGGCGGCGTTGTCATTCACCCCATCGACCGGCGTTGTATTCCGGGGAATGGGTTACAAGACTGGACTTGAGGGCAGTTGCGAACGCTTGCAGAGCGACGCGCTTTTCATCCTTGCGGGTTGCGTCCTCGTCGGTCTGATAAAGCCAGCAATCCAGCAGGCGGCAAAGGTGATAATGCCAGGGCTGCGGCTGTTCGCGGTGGTCGCCGTACACGGGCCGGTCATATAGGCTCTTGCCCGTTCCTGCGACGCAAGGCGGCAGCGGCTCCTGCTGCGGATCGCGGCGGTAGCGTCCGGCATAGGCGGCGGAATTGATGCGCCACAGCGCGTCGGCGATTTGGTCTGCGTAAACTCCTTCAAGGATGGGCGACGGCTTGCAATCCGCAAATGCGGCGGCGCAAGAGGGCGCGCACATCAGCGCGGATGTGGTAATGGTGAGTTCGCCGGAGAAATGGGCGGCGTTCAGCACGGATTCCAGGGTGTTGGCAAGCATCCAAATGGATTCGGGGCGCATGATAAAGCAGCTCATGGTACATCCTTTCTGCCGCCCTATTGTAACCGGGGCGGCGCGGTTTGAAATGATTTGGCGGCGTTATTCGTGCATGATCCGACTGCAATAATCGGCATAACTGAAATAGACTTCGGCGGGATCAACCTGGCAAGCGCGGAGCCTGTCAAAATGATCGTGGTCGCGGGCGTACTCCTCGCGGAGTTCTTTGGTGGCGAAATAGTAAACCTCTTTACGGTCGCTACCCCAAATGGCCTGCCTTACGCCGTATGCCGTCATTTTGTAGTCGATATGCTCCTCCTCGCCGTAGATGATGGAGAAATTGGCGCGGATCATATAATGCGTTTCGCTATGCTGGGTCATGTGGATCATTAGAAGGGCCTGTTCGCGGGTTGCAGCGGAGCCGATGATCTGGCCATCCTTCAAAACATGAAACCGTTCCATGATGCTTCCTTTCTGCCGCCCTATTATGACCGGGGCGGCGCGGTTTGAAATGATTTGGCGGCGTTGTCAGTCGGTGATCTTGTACACAATGCCGTCGTTCCAGTCGGTGATGCACAGACGCCATTTATTCTCCTGCGCCCATTGCACTTTAGAGGGCTTGCGGACAAAGGGCTTTTCGTCGCCGGTCTGAACGGTCACGCTTTTGTCGGTGGCGCGGATGATGCGGTATTCCAGCTTATCGGCCTTGTGCGTTTCGGCGTTCCAGCGGGAACAGGTGAAGGTGTCGCCCACTTTGAAGGGGTGCGCTTCCTGTTCCTGCTTGCGGGCGGAAACGATGCGCACGATTTCTGCGTAGGAATGTTCCAGCGCCGTTCCCGTTCGCGGATGCTTGCCGACAAAGTTCTTGGGACCGGTGGAAAGGACCTTGCACGCGCCGAAGCGCTCCACTTCCACCACATAGCCGGGGAAAATGTTGTCCTTGCCGTACTCTACGCCGCCGAGCGCGTCCATAGCGTCCTGATAGAATCCGAGTTTATCCAGGGCAGCTTCCAGCACGTCGGTCAAATGCTCCATGTGCGCGGAAATGTTTTCGCGGCGTTCGTCGGTCAAAGATTCGCCCCACCTATCCACGCCGGATGCAAGCATGGTTTCACATTCTTCGATGCCGCGCTTGGCCTTGCGGGCTTCCTTCTGCGCGTCGTCGATGCGGCGGAACACAAACGCCTTGTTCTTTAGCTGCTCCTGCTTGGCGGTCTGCTGGGCGACGGCAGCGCGTTCCCGCCAGTAATCGGATTTGCGAAACTCCTCCATGCCGCGATCAAAGGCGGCGAACATGCGATCCCGGCGGCGGGTAAAGGCGCGGCCAGCGCTTGAGTTGATATTGGGCTGGGTGAAAAACGCTATATCACCGTGCATGTCATTGATGGGCTTTTGCAGCGCTGCGCCGGTGGCCTGGGCTGCGTCTGCGCGGGCTTCGTATCGCTCTGCGCGGCGTTCTGCACGCTCTGCCTTGCGTTCCTGCTGCTCTGCGAAGGAAAGTCTTTCGCCCGTTTCTCCGGCGTTGTACAGGCCGATTTGCTCCGCGACGCGGGCGGCGTAACGGGTATTGGGCCATTTGCTGCGGCTGATCCAGCAGCCGGAATTACGGCCCCACAGGAAATTGCTCTTGATTGCGTCCTTCTGCGCCTTGTCCAGCGCGTCATAGGTCGCTTTATCAAAGTGCAGTTCGATCTTGCCGGTTTCCCGGTTGAGGATGAAATAATCATCGGGCAGCGGGGCGAATTTCTCCGCAAATTCGGGCGGCGTGTAGCGGGTGGCGTTTTCGTTCATGGTGTTGGCCTCCTATGTGTTTTGAAATGTTCACGCGGCGTATTGATCCGCGAATTGGGACGGGGTAAGGAATTTGGACAGGTCGGCGGGTTTCGGCTGGGGCAAAGAATCCGGGCCAAAGGCGCGGCGATACCATTCCTGCCATGTGACGGTGGGAATGTGCCATTTTGCGGCGCGTTCCTGCTGATTGCGTCCGGGGTGTTCGCCTATAACAAGCAGGGTGCAGCGGGTGTTGATGGTTTCATACCCTTTCCCACCCAGGCGCTCCGTGCGGGCGATCATAAAGCGCCGCTCCATCTTTGGGCAAGTGCCTGTAAAGGCGACGGCTTCACCGGCGAAGGGCTGCGCGGCGTTGATTTCCGCCGGAATGATCGGGGCGCGTTCTGCTTGCTTTGGCTTCTTCTGCGCGGACTTCTTCGGCTTTGCCTGCTGCTTTGCGGCCTTTTCTTCGGCCTTGCGTGCGGCTTCGCGCTTCTTCTCCAGGACGGCGGCGCGTTTGGTTTCTTCTGCGCGGCGCTTTGCTGCGGCTCTTGCTTCGGCGGCGGCGCGTTCCCTTTCAGCGGCGCGGCGGCGGCCTATGCCACCGGCGATAAAGCAGGGCAGCATAACGGCCAGCATCAGCAGACCGGGCGACAATGCGATCAACGTATTCATGCGATCCCCTTTCCGCCGCCCTATTGTGACCGGGGCGGCGCGGTTTGAAATGATCGGGCGGCGTTATTGTGCCGGGGCAAATTCACGGGCGAAGGATTCCGGGCTATACTTCGTGCGGCTGGCTTCGCCTGTTCGGACCGGAAGCAATACGCCATCGCCGTCTTTCGACGTGAAGTAAAGCGGGCTAACCAGGCGGGCGGCGTATTCCTTGCGCACATAGAATTGTGCATCCGGGAACACCTTGAGAACATCCAGCAGATAAGCGCGGTTGACCGTCGGCAGATGGGCGCCGAAGGAATGGAGGTTTTTCGCGTCCTTGCCATGCGCGGCACGTTCCATTTCGTGATCCACTTTCAGATCACCGGCGGACGGGATGCGGACGGGCATATAGCAATCCAGCGGCGGGAAAACTGCGTCAAGGTTCATCGGCTGCACGTTTTCCGGGATCGGCTCCAGCGGCAGCGGCTCATTGAGGCGAAAGGCCGTGAACCCGTCGCAGACGCATTGACGGCCTTTGCTGTCGATCCACGCGCCTTGCAGCGCGGCGCGGGGCTGCTTCTTATTGCGCTTAATCATGGCGTTAAGCGGGGCAGCGCTGCTCCTGCGCCCGGATGCCTTTTGCGCTTCGTTACGCATATCGGTTTCAAGTTCGCGGGCCAGCGTTCCGGCGTGGTGCATGATGGCGGCGCGGAGCGTTTCGGCGTTCTGCTCCTCCTGGGTATCGGTCAAAAGGTTTTGCAGGCGTGCGACGACTTCGGCATACTTCATAGCGTTATCCTTTCCGCCTGCCTATTGTGGCCGGGCAGGCGCGGCGGTCTGAATGGTCTATGGGCGTTTCAAATGTTCATGCGGCGTTGAGTTCGGCGGCCAGCTTGACGGCGGCACGATAGGCGCGGAAGGTCAATTTCTTGTTATAGGACTTCGTGCGCGGGCTGTAAAAGAATCCGGCGGCTTTGACCTTCTCCACGACGTCGGCGGCAGGCGAATCGTTCAAAATGATTCGCGTGCGTTCGGTTTCGGGATCAAACAGGACTTTCCCGCAGGGCAGCGGAATTTCCGTGCCGATAAAGGTTTTTTCGGGGATCGGGCCGTGCGCCTGCTTCGGATCGGGCTTGACAGCTTCGGGCGCTTCGTCGGCCTGCTCCGCTTCTTCGACGGGCTGGACCGTTTCGGCGGCTTCGGGCGCTTCGTCGGCCTGCTCCGCTTCTTCGACGGGCTGGACCGTTTCGGCGG